CCTAAAATCACTCTATATTATTATTTGACGTGACACAACTGATGAACAGAAGTTATGTAGACGGCGAATAATAATATACGAGCTGATTTTACGGTATTAACTGAGGGTGGGAGAGACTGTACCCGGCGTTCTTCGTCTCTCCGTTTCAAAGAAGCACAGAACCTGCTGATAGCTTCATTACTCTACGCTGTCAACAGAACCCGCGCGAGGATCTCGATTCTACGATTTGCTCAGACCCCCCGGGCCCTTCAAAATTTCAGCGGCTTCCAAAAATTTGCCCCCTTTTCCATAGCCCCCACCCGCCTTTGCAGCAGCATCTCTCTGGAGGAATCAATCTCTCATCAGCCCCCTTGAAGTAATATCAAGAATAAATATCTATAAGGTGGTAGGGGGGTGGGGGGAGATTTTTTATTTATATATATACTAGTACTAGGCCTCATTTGTACCACTTCAGTACCACAACTGGTACTATCGAGGCCTGGTACAACTGTATATATAACATAAGCTCCTCCCCTATCACCCTATCACCCTAGTTATATTTATTACAGAGTTTATTCTAATAGAGTCCTTATAAATGCTCTGGGGATTCAATGTAGTTTTCTGGTTTTTGGCTAAAGATACCCTTAAGGGGCTACAAAGTAGCAGCTCTAAGGAGGTAAGGGGATCAGATTTTGAAACACCCCCTCTAGCACAGCTGATCCCCCTAACTTCCTATCAATATTTATTCTTGCAGCTCTTTTGATGGAGCCCACCTGGGATGAGAGCCTGATGATTGGTTCTCTCCGATAACCGCCTGGCAAGGTGGTAATAACACGCTTTGATTTCGCTCATGAACGGAGCCCACCAGGGATGAGAGAGAGCCATTGGTTTCCTGCGAAAAAGCCGCATGTGGTACTTTCTCTAAAGTTGGCCGTGGCTTTTTATGTGGTCCATGGCTTATAATATTATTGGAGAGATCTGATCGTGATTGCTACTATCGACATCGGAGCAAAACCTATGTTACTAACAGCATCACGGCCTACATCTCAAGGGACCTCCTACAAGCTCACTGGAGTAGTTAGGGCTTCCAATATTTTCTTCTGGGCTGGGGAGCCTCTCAGGCTTGATCTCTCCAGGGCCACGAAGATCCTGGGAGAAGCTGCAGATGAGATCCTTAGGGCAGCTAATTCGGTGGTGGTTGAAATCATCGCGCAGGAAGGCTCTACTGGCGAGTCAGCTCTGCAGCTAACAGCTGTTTGGCCTTACCTCCGCAAATCGGCCGCAGGTGTTTACGAGGTGATCATCTAATGGACACCGTGCAGATGCCTCCTCGGCCTCAGAGGAAACCTCGATCTACAGTCACCCGCACCGCTGATGGGCAGCATATCGAAACGGCTGCCCATCTCCAAGCCTTCAAGATCTGGGTCGACAACGATTTCAACATCATCAAGACCGCCAATGATGTCGGAGTCGCCCATATGGCGATTCGACGTTGGATTCGTTGGTTTAAGTGGGAAGAGAGAGCTCAGCAACGCAACGAGGCGGTAGCTCAAGAGATCACGACCAATAACGTAGAAGAAGTCACCGAAATGCTCAAGGGGCATTTCGAAGCCGGCTCCCTCCTGATTGATCGTGGTGCTCGCTACCTTATCGAGAATGGAATCGATAATCCCAAGGATGCTATTCGAGCTATTGAAGTCGGCGTCCGCATGCAGCGACAGGTCCAAGAACTTCCAGACTGGCTGCAAAAGACTCAAGGGGCCGACACCTCAACACTTCTCAGGGAAGCTTCAAGCCTTCTGGAAGAGTTAGAAAGAATCAGATCCAATGGTGGAGCAATCGACGTACCAGCCAGCACCTCCTCGCTCAGCGACGACGGGGGAGCAGTTATTGCTGGAGAGATTGTGGGCCATCAAGAAGGAACTGAATTCACGTGGGATGGAGCTGGACGCGGAGACGCTGCTATCGTCCGAGCAAGTTGAGGACATCGAAGAGAGCGCCTATTCTATTTATAAGGATCGCCCTCGAGAGTTCATCGAAGAAGTTCTACACGGATCACCATGGTCGAAACAAGTCGAAGTACTGGACAAGCTGAACCGGAAGAACAAGGTTTCCGTGAGGAGCTGCCACGGAGTGGGGAAGACCTACATCGCTTCGGCAGCGGCAATGTGGTTCCTCTACACCAGACCGAATTCTATAGTCATTACCACAGCTCCAACCGCCCGACAGGTCAGCGACCTGATTTGGAGACAAATTCGTGAGCACCATTCAGCGAACAGGCTGGCTGGCCGATGCCTTACGACGCGACTCGAACTCGGGAATCAATGGTTCGCACAAGGATTCTCTACCGATGATCCCGACAAGTTTCAAGGTTTCCATGCCCCAGACCTTTTGTTATTGGTTGACGAAGCGGCTGGCGTCGCGCAGGAAATCTTCACTGCTTCGGAGGGCATTCTTACGGCAGCAGGTGCGAAAGTACTTCTTATCGGGAATCCTACTTCTACCTCGGGGAAATTCTTCGACTCTCATCACACTTTACGGGGAATCTGGAACCCAGTCCATATATCAGCATTTGATTCGCCAAACCTTACGGGGGAGCGGGTTAGCGATAAGGCCCGGGCCGCACTTATCACTGCAGAGTGGGTCGAAGAGCGGCGACAGGAATGGGGAGAGGATTCGCCGCTTTATCAAGTTAGAGTCCTAGGAAATTTCCCGGATCAGGGCGAGAAATCACTGATCGCGCTCTCTTGGTTGGAGGCGGCCAGAGATCGATTCTTTGGGATAGACTTCAAGCATTTGGGGCCGACGCATTGGCGAATGATGCAGAAGCATCATGATGCGGGTTGGGCGGTTTCAGGATTCGATATTGCAAGAGGGGGCAACTGCGAGAACGTCATCTATGCCAGGCGGGGGCCCGTGATTCTTGGGATGGATGCATGGAGATCTGCGGATCTCATGTATACCGTTGGAAGAGCCCGAGACTTCAACAAACGCTTTGGAGTCAAGGAATGCCGAATCGACGAGAACGGAATGGGTGGTGGCGTCCACGATCGAATGAAGGAGCTCGGAGATAACGTTGTCGGGATCCTAACCGGAAAGCCATCATCCTCTCCTGAACTCTTCGGAATGCTCCGCGACGAGATGTTCTGGAACCTGAAAGAGAGATTCCGAGAAGGAAATATCGGTTGCTTGAGAGATGCAAAAACAGTCGCTCAATTAGCAACGATTGAATTGGATTACGATTCGAAGTCGCGAGTGCATGTGAGTTCTAAGGAAGACTTCGAGAAAAAAGGGATTCCATCACCAGACCGAGCCGACGCTTTGTGTCTAGCATTCGCCCCCACAATGGCCTCGAGGGGGAGAGCAGTTGCAGGTGGATATAGGGAACGCGAGAAGTTCCTGAAGTGGAAGCCTCGATAGATATGGATTTGCACTGGACAGGCACCATCGATATTGGGGCGATACTCACAGTTATAGCAAATGCGGTTGTGGCCCCTGTTCTGGTGCTGATCTGGCGTGGTATTGTCTACCTGGTTCGAGAAGTCAAGTGGTGTGTGGGAGAGATTAAAGAAATTCGGGAGTGGCAGGAGCAACATCGAGACTTTGCCGACGAGACGCATTCCAACGAATTGAGATTGACCCGAATAGAGACAGTCCTGGATTTCATCATTCCCGAGAGTGTTCAGGATGCGCGAATTGCTCAGGTATTCCGAGATTCTATTAAGAAGCCGGTGAGTAAAGAAGATGCAGCTAAAGCAGCCAAGCTTACTAGAGAGCAACGACTCTCCTGAATTGGAAGAATCTGGGGTCCCTTTTTGGGCCCAGAAGTCTACAGTCAAGAGCATAAAAGCCATTATCATTGGTGCATCAACCATGGTTGCTGGACTTCAAATCGTCCCCAAAGACAAATTCTGGTGGGGTTTGGCGACTGGAATACTCGGTTTTATCTACATCTGTTACTCTGAAGGAGCGACAATAGCCTCGAGCAAGGCTGCAAAGGTAGCAAGAGTGGAGGCAGCTCCCGCATTGGCTGCAGTGGTAGTAGCGCAGGAGCAAGGCATCCTTCCCAGCGATGCAGAAGTGAAGAAGGCCACAGAATGAGCTACACGCCACTACAGCAGCGAACCCTGCAAGTAGCCAAGCGCTGGGTAGGGGAAAGAGAGACCGGAGTCAACCGAGGCAAGAAGGGCGGGATCATCCAAACTGCCCAGCTTTGGTTTGGCAACTGGATGGTAGGCCAGCCGTGGTGTGCAGCTTTTGCTACCTATTGCATCTTCAAAGCGGCCAAAGAGTTAGGGGTCAAGAATCCCTTCATCAAATCAGCCTCTTCTTCCGCAATCTATGCCTGGGCTAAGAAGACCGGTCGCCTCCTCAATGGGCCAGAACCTGGATGCATCGGTTTGGTGGTAGCCGGTCGAAACGCAGCTAAGGGTAAAAGCCACGAGCATACCTTCCTCGTCCACAACATCGACGGAGATGAGGTGGTAACGATTGAGGGGAACTGGTCGAACAAAGTTCGATGGAATCGCCGCAAGAAGGCAGCGGCCAATCTTGATTGGGTAAGGATCTAATGGCCGATCAAAACTTCCCCCTATCTCCTACCGGTCAGCCGGCCATGGGAGCTCTCAATGCCGCTGGCGAGACCACTCCAGTTTCTCCTACTGACCCGATGCCCATTCCCGGGCTCGACACTGAGAATGACCATGTAGCAATCGGAGCGGATGCACTGGTCAACGGATTGGCAGTAGATAGGGAAGCTGCTCTGGGATTGACCGTCAACATCGTCAAAGCATCGGAAGGCCGTCTCTACGGCCTCGATGTGTTCAACGCTGGAGGAGCGGTAGCCTATCTGCAGGTGTTCGATGCACCTTCTGGAGTGGTATTGGGAACTACCATTCCTATGTTGACCATTCCTATTCCAGCAGGTGCGCCCCTCAACAGGACCTATAACCCACCAATCGAGTGCTTAACCGGAATATCGATGGCCTCAACCGCTGCAGCTGATGGCAGTGGAGCCGCAGCCGCCGTATTGTGTAACGCTTTGTATCGGTAGGAACTGAAATGCCAGTAACCAAAGCTCTGAAAACTCCACAATACGTAGCTCCAAGGGTCGCGGCTTCCTACAGTGCTATTCCCTGCGTTACAGAGTGGTGGCGTCCGAATGTTTCCAACTTCACCGATACCGGTGGAACCACTGTGGCTGGGGACACTGAAGAGATAGCAAGAGTCAATGGGCAAAAGGGAGCTGGCAACCTTACCCAGGCAAATGCAGGGACTGCTAGGCCGACTTTGAGCCTCGACGCCTTGAATGGTCGAGCAGCTTGGAAGATGCAGGGAGCTGTAGGGGTTGGAGCTAGCTACCTGATATTCGACTCCTTAATGCCTCTCATCAAGGCTCGCAAACCCTTTGCTTTGTTCATGACGGTCAAGATAGCCGTTCTGGGAACTCAGCAAACCTTTGCAAGCTTCGGTAAGCCGAATGCACCAGCCAACGGTACCCCCTATTGGCAGTGGCATGCCAATGCATCGGCAGCAGCTGTTCTGACCGCTTTGTGGCGTAACGATGCTAACGTAACGAACACCAAATCAGGTGCCTGGGTCCCTACTCGGATCTGCACAATTGGTTACGTCTACGATGGCAGAACCTGCCGCCAGATAATCGACGGAGCCGAGTTTACTGTCCAGCATCTAGACATCGGAGACACCACACTCAACGGTGGCACGTTGTTTGCTTGGAGACGGACTGGAGCTCCCGCTGCATTCCTGGGGCAGAACTCACTGGTGGGAGATGTGGTGTTTTGCGCAGGACCGGTAAGTAGGCAGGACCAGAACCAGATCCTGACCCTGATGGCGGACTATTACAACCTGCCGAGAGTTCAGAATTACCGCAAAACCTACGAAAGCGCTCAGGGTCATCACGCTTTTCCAGACATAGCCAATTTCCAAGGCTACAGTTACTTCTGCTTCCGGGAATCTGAGGTACACGACGACTATATCGGTCCGACTTCTGGGATCAGGGTGTTGCGTCGACGATTCGGAGCCAGGCTGTGGGACTCCTTCGCCTTCTTTCCTGCTGATGAATCTTGTGACTACAGAGATCCGCACTGGTTGGAGAGTACAGACGATTCCTGGTTGCAGATGCATTCAGTTCTGCGACAGGAAGGACAACCCCACAAGAGCTGCAGCTGGGAGTTGACTGAAGAGGGATGGACAGCTCGAAGACTTGAGGGAGAGGATTACCGCTGGATCTTCCGACGGGCCTACAACCCTTACGATCTTCACTACTACGCTGCCTCCTACCGAGTGGGGGGAACCGGAGCTCTGCAGAGGCTATACAAGGGAGCTACTGCCGGGGATCGGTCGAACTGGGTTACCCATGTTGATGATTTCTTCCCTGATGTGGTCAATCCAACCGAGACTGGACTGATCTTTCAGGCAGATGGCCGAGCGGTATGCATTGTCAGGAACGAGGTTCCGGGAAACAGCATCGCCACTGCTTATCCTCCTTACCAGGCAGCTGATTGGAACTATGTGGAGTGTTCCGCAAGAATGGATGCCCCCTATCTGCTGGATGAGGTCGGCCCAGAGCCCAATCAGCTACTGGTCGCCGGCCGAATGCCCGCCTCTCCTATGAAGGCCACCTTTGCTTGGATTGATACCGAAACCGGGGTGTTTACGCCGATCGCCGAAGTTCCTAACGCCACAGATGGAGCGTACTTCGGGATGCGCAAGGTCACTACAGATCCTCGAGCGTATCTGTTCGCCAACTACTCTGCCCACAGTGGGGCTATTCGGACTTATTCCGGAGAGTTGATCCTACCAAAATCATGATAGCAGCAGTAGCTCCACAAGCTCCCAGATCGACACGGATCAGTGAGATCTGGGACTTCACAACGGCTCGGCATACAGTCAAGATGGCCAGGCAAATGGTGGCCGACTCGACAAAGCTGCCCCAGATCCCTACCACCGGAGCAGCTAGATGTCTCTTTATAGTCGAGAGGACTGGCGACCTCAGCGAGGTGTCTCTGGTTGTTGAGGATACACTTGCAGTCAGCCCTACTGACTATGTTACACTGACTTTGACCAATAAGGGAGCTACTGCAACCAGTGTGGTAATGTTGACTGCTACAGCTGTCAACTCGACCAACTCAGTTGGGGGCTCCTCACTTACTGGGAAAGTCCGACGCACCTTTTCCATAAGTGCAGGAAACACCACAAGGGTCTGTGAAGGAGATGTACTGGAAGGGGTACTGACTGTTACAGGCACCTTGGGTGCTGTGATTGACCTTCCCGTGCTGGAAGTCAAGATAGACACCATTGACAGGCGCTGCTATCCAAGGGTCGAGAGGGTAGCGGCATTTCCTGCTGTATCGGTAGCTGCTGCAGCGGCCAACGGACAGGCCACGATTGCTCTGTCGAACGCCACCGAGGCCATGATGGCTGGAATAGACCTCGGAGATCAGGTGATGGTTCCTGCCAACTCAGGATGGACCTTCAGAGCACGTGGAAGGTTTGCAACCTTGCCTGGAGCAGCTACAACCTGGTTCCTGGGAATAATCTCTGCCTACACAAACCCAGTTGACTCAGCTACTATCCTGGCCGGATTCAAAATAACCGGAGCGGGAGGGGTCCTGCAGATCCAAAGCGACGACAACGTTACTCCAAGAGGGCCGACTAACGTTGCTGGTGTGGTAACTGCCGGAACTACTCTGACCGAGTGGTATATCGACGGCACTGATCCCTCAGCGGTCGCCTTCTACTACGAGGGAGTGCTGCAAGGGACCTTGGATATGTCGGGGCTGGGAAATCAGCGAGTTCAGTGGGCCGACTACCTCTTCAAGAGTAGCTCCTCTGACGCTCCCAATCATCCGCTGGATTACGTCGAGATGGAGTGGAATAGGGTATAATGCCAACCTATCAAGCATCGATAATCATTCCACTCAGTATCGACAAGGCTGCGTGGACACTTCAGGGACAGTTCGTCGATCCTGCAACTGACGACGATGTGGGTGATCCGGTAACAACTGGATTCTCCAACAGGGGTGGAGGCTTCCACCGTTGGTATGGAACAGTCCCTCAAACTGGCCTCCTGGACTTTGAAATCTTCCGTGAAGGTGTACTGACGGCTCCTGTAGCCATCATGCCGATGCCGGCGACTATCGACAACTATCTCGGAGCGTTGCATGGAACTGGTGTGTGGGGGACCACTGCACCTTCAAGTGCTGATGTCTGTAAGGTCGAGGGCTACCTTTACGACGGTTCGGGCAATCCAGCAGCCAACAAGGTAATCAAAGCGTCTCTGCTGAACCCTCCTCAACAAACAGGAGATGGAGTCCTCACCACCGAGTATATCAAGGCAGCTACAGGACCTGATGGTTACTTCTTCCTGAACATGGCTCGAGAGAAGCTGTACCGGCTCGAGGTGTTGGAGGCTGGAATCAACCAAATCATTACAGTCCCCAACTCTGCATCTGTTGATTGGCGCACCCTGCTCACTAGCTAATTATGGCAGCACCATCAGTCCTAGAACAAGAAAATCCGACAGCGGTAGCTACCAAAGTCGGTGGTGATGGGAAGCCTCAAGCGGATCTGAGGAAGGAGTACGTAGCTGGCGGTGCCTACATGGTTACCGCCCCCTACCAAACTCTGAACTGGTCGGTCGACGAGCTGGAGCAGGACTTCGGAGATGACATCTACGACCGGATGCGCAACGATCCTCAGGTCGAGTCGGTCATCGAAATTCTCCGCCTGGCTGTTATTGCGCAAGGCATCTATCTGGTCCCCGCCGCCAAAACGACCGATACGGATTCGGGTGAGAACGCTGATGGAACGCCGGTCCAAACTGAAGAATCCAGGAAGGCCAAGGAGATCACTACCTTCTGTCGGATTGTTCTGGAAAACCTGGACACCGACTTTATCGCCAATACAATCTATGATCTCCTGGATGGGGTCATCTACGGCTCGAGGGTGGCAGAGCTGGTCTATCACATCCCAGAGCATGGCCCTTTGAAGGGAAAGATGGCTCTGAAGGATGTAAAGATCAAGCCCCGCAAGGCAGTAGCGTTTGTGGTGGATCGGTTCATGAACGTGGTTGGGATTCTTGGACGACTTCCAAGCCAACCTGCTACCTTCACATTAGGATCAATCGACAAGCTGGACAAGATTCCCAACCTGCTGCCAAGAGAGAAGTTCATCGTCTTCACCTTCAGGCCAGTCAACGAAGATCCGCGAGGCACCTCGGTAGCCCGCCCTGCATACACTCCTTGGTGGATCAAGATGCAGACGTGGCCAGAATATCTGAAGTTCATTACCCAGTTCGCTGGCCCATCAATCATCGGCACAACTGCAGAGAATGCAGAGAACACCCCACTCATCGATCCCAGCACGGGTGAGCCGATGGTGGATATCGCTGGAAACATCATCTTCACCGAGCCCGAAGATGCCATGAAGGATGCTCTGGAGAACTTCAGGAATGGATCCGTTATCGCGCTTCCTTTCGGGGCCACTGTCAAAACCCTCGACGTTCAGCACATTGGATCACCTTTCACCGATGCAATTGAACTCTGCGACAGGCAAATTGCAAAGGCAATCCTTTCCCAGACCCTCGCAACAGAAGAAGGACGATATCAAGCAAGGGCGGCTGCACAAACTCATCAAGACGTCCTCGGATTAGTAGTTCAGAACCTGAAGGCAATTATTGCAGCGGTCATCAAAAGCGACTTGCTGAGAGCTTTGGTCAGCTACAACTTCGGGGCAGATATGATTCATCTGACTCCTGATGTCTCACTCACCCAAACCGAGCAGCACGACTTTGCAGTGAACGCTCAAGCGATTGCCGGCCTCTACAAATCGGGATACATCCACTCCAGCCAGATGCCGCAGATCGATTCGATGATCGGACTACCTCCTAGAGATCCAGATGCAAAGCCGGATGAGCCAGCTCAAGCACCTGCTGCTCCTCCGAATTCGCAACAACAGAAAGCACCTCCTAATGAGCCAGCAAAAACCGCTCCGACTAATTGAGTGGATGTCCAACCAGATCTGGGCAATCACTCCCGATATGCTGGGAGTAATGCAGGAGATTGCTCATCGGGAGGGTAATCTTGAAGCTGTGATGGCCATGAGAGGCCAGCCTCTAGAGCATTCCAGCTACACCACGATGCGTGGCTCAACCGCGGTCATTGATGTAATCGGTCCCATCTCTCGTTATGGATCTTTCTTCAGCATGATCTCCGGCGGTTGCAACGTCGAGACGCTTGCAAAGGATTTCACCGGAGCTATCAACTCCGGAGGGGTCCAGAGGATCGTTCTGAACATTGATTCTCCAGGAGGGGCTGCAAGCGGGGTCCAGGAACTGGCATCGATGATCCGCAACCTCTCCATGGAAAGCGGCAAGGAAGTAATTGGTTACGTCAGCGACCGAGCAGCTAGCGGGGGCTACTGGATTGCGGCGGCTTGCAGCAAGATCATTTGTTCTCCATCCGCAATGCTGGGATGCATCGGAGTTGTCGCAACATTCCGATCCACTCAAGAACGTGATGAGAAGAACGGCGTGGTCTACAAAGAGATTGTGAGCTCGCTCACTCCCTTCAAAAGACCTGATCCCTTCAAGTCAGAAGGAGAGGCTCAGTATCTGAAGCTGATTGATTCGGTGGCTCAACAGTTCATCGAGTCGGTAGCTGACTTCAGAGGCTTCACCGGGTCGTTGGAAGAGAAAGCAAAATTGTGCGGCGAAGGGTTGATGTTCGTCGGACAAGAAGCGGTAGAGGCAGGACTCGCCGATGCCGTGGGTTCGTTAGAGTCCATTCTGAAAGAGCCGGCCGCGCATAAGCCGATGCCGGGGAGATCACTACAAATGAGTACCGCCAATCAAGAGGGGCCTACTGCCGGAGAACGCCTTGCGGCTTTCTTCACAGGGCTCATCAACGGGAACTCTGAACCTCCCAAGGTGGAGGCAGCCGCAGAGACCCAAGTGCAACGATTCGAAGATACTCCTGCTTACAAGGAAGGGCTCAAGAAGCTCCAGGTACAGGCTAAGGGAGTCTTCGAGACTGCCACTGCTGACTTCATCGCTCAGCAGAAGAACTCTCTCAGGGTGATGCCTGCAGAGGAGCATCTGATCTCCTTCCTGATGAACCAGCTCTACGAGGACGACCTTCGGGCAGCCTTCGAATCGCCCCAGCTGGTAGGTGAGGGAGCAGTGGGAGTTCAAGTAGGCAGCCGGGTCGAAGCCTTTAAGGCTCTGATTCAGAAGAGGACTCCCCACTCTCTGACGGGTGAGCGTCTGGCCGCAGTCCTTCCGGATGACGCCGCCGTGCTCGACACCAAGGACAAAACGCCAAACTCTGGATTGGCTGAAGGAACTCCCTCTGCGGAGAGACTCGCGCGACTCAAGAGCTTGACCCCTCTGGGGTTGGAGGTCCTCAAGGACCAGAACGGGAACGGAAAGCACTAAGATGCCTACTTCAGCAACCCACGTCTACACAAACGCAGGACTGCTTCCGTACATGGATCCGGACGATGCCGTTGAAATCAGCGTCAAGCTGGTTGCATCCACTGACTACGCTGCAGGTCAAGTTCTCGGTGAAGTCGCAGCCACTCCAGGTGTCTTCGGCGTCTACGGAGACGCAGGGGCTGGTGGTCTGGATACAGCCCGTTGCCTCCTGCACTACGACTGCCAGACGGATGCCGATGGCAAGGTCACACTTTCTCCTACTGCCTCTCAGGGAGGCGGTGAGCATCTGGAGAAGCTTGAAGGGGCACCTGCTTACTTCAAGGGAACGTTCCGGTGCCAGGATCTCACTGGACTGACTGCCGATGCAGTCGCTGATCTCGGCCGACTCATTCAGGGGACGTTCTCGGACGGCATCCTGGTAATGTAAGGAAACCCCACTAAAATGGCAACATTCGTTTACCCAACCAGCCAGGAGCTTTCCCTGATTGCTCAGGAAAAGGCCCCTCGATTGATGGCCGACAGGCCGATCTTCGACATCATGCCTGTGCGTGATGTCGATGCGTTCCTAGTTAGCTGGGAACAGATGGACAACTACACAGGGCTGCAGAACCTCCGTGGGCTGAACGGCGAACCCACGAGAGTCAAGCACCTGGGTTCCAAGCGCTACGATATGCGCCCCGGGACCTACGGCGAGTTCACGACCATCGATGAGATGGAACTGACTGCTCGCCGTCAACTGGGAACGCACGGGACGGTGATCGACGTCAGCGACCTGGTGATGATGCGTCAGGATCATCTGTTAGGCCGCCGACTGGATCGCATCGAGTGGATCGGCTGGAAGCTTCTGACGGCTGGAATCTTCTCCGTAGCACTGCCATACGGAACTGGAGTCCTGCACACAGATGCATACACCTTCCAGACGTTTACTGCTTCCCCTCTGTGGACCGTCCCAGCAACTGCTACCCCGCTGCTGAACCTTCGGGCAATCAAGCTGCTGGGTCGTGGCAAGGGGGTCAACTTCGGCAACGGTGCTAAGCTCTACATGAACCAGACGATGGTGAATGCACTGTTGAACAACTCCAATGCGAATGACCTCTACGGTCGACGCCACACCGGCCTGCAGACCCTCAACAACCTGGCCGACTTCAATGCACTCTTCATGGGCGATGACCTTCCTCAGGTCGTTGTCTATGATGAGGGGTATCTGGACGAGAACGGGACCTTCCAGCTGTTCATTCCAGATGGCAAGGCAGTCCTGGTTGGTCGTCGAGCAGGTGGAGAGCGGATCGCTGAATACCAGATGACCCGCAACGTCAACAATCCGGATATGGCTCCGGGCGCCTACATGAAGGTCTTCGATCGAGGGGAAACTCACGTGCCCCGCTCCCTCGAGATCCATGATGGTCACAACGGCGGCCCGGCCATCTACTACCCAGGCTCGATCGTTGTCCTGACGATCTAACAGGCCAGGAGCAATCGAATGCCAAAGATTACCGAATACACAACCGACATCACCGAGGAAGCTAAATCAGCCCTCGAGGTAGCCACCAACGACGGAGAGGGATCTCCAGCTCCTGGTCAGCCAAGCGTTCAGGCCGAAGGGGGCCCATTGGAGGGCGTATCGACGACGACTGAGATCATTGCCGAAGCCGAGAAGGAACTCTCGACGGGGGCGGCTCAGAAGTTTGAGATCGTCCACAACCTCGTAGGGACTCGCTACAAAGGAGAGCAGTTCACCTTCAAGGAGTTCTGCAAATCTCTCAACATGGATCGAGAAGCTGGTCGAGCCGAGCTCTTCCGGCTGATCGATGCCGGAGCCGTCAAGCGAGTAGAGAAGGAATAGCGAGAGCTAGAAGGGCCCACTTCAATCATGGCACTAAGCACTGCACAACTACAGCAAAAGATCCGGAGAGAAGTGGGCCTTCCTGACAATGAAGAATTGAAGCTTCAAGTCGAGGAAGCCTGGGAGCAATACGAGGATCGAGGGCTTCTGGGAAGGAGCCTTCGATACCTCTACGCGAAGCGGGACGCTCTGAACTGGATCCTAGGCCAGAACTGGAAACTCTTCAACTGGGTTGATCAAGGAGTAGTCCAGTCAGATTCGGACCGCTTCAAGCACCTGACTGAGATGCTTGACCGACTCGAAGAGGAGCTTGTCAGGATCGAGACCAGCGGAAGGAACAACCGAGTAATCGCCGTAGGGACAATTACCGCTCAGAACCCCTTGGACAATCCTTACGGATTGCCGGATCCTAACTCCAGGATCTACCGAGGAGATGCAGTCCTGAGGCGCGGAAAGATTAACCGGAGGTAACTACCATGGGGCTATCACCCCGCCAAGAAATCCTTTTTACCTCCGTGGTCGATTTGTTCGAACCAGTAATGGAAGTCCAAGGAAAACTTGACTCCGATCCTGGCAAGGCCAAGAAGCGCTACCGGATCAAGCATCGAGATGTCCGTTGCTTTTGGCGTCAGTCCGTTTCGCAAACGGTCCCGCTACAGGTAGGGACTCTAGAAGCCGCAGGGCATCATACCTTTTCATTTGCAGAGGATCAAGAGATTCAGGACGACTGGTATATCATCGATAGGACGCCTGGAACGACCGAGAACCATTCATGGCAGGTTGTGAGCAAACCCCAAAGAATTCAGAAGCGCGGCGATCGAGACGCGGGTCAAGTCATTGTCCAAGCAATTCTGGTCGACACACCACATCAAGATATTCCAAGCTCATAATGGGACCAAAACCTTCCGGAAACATCGCGGGCGCCCTCTCTACCACCGGCGCCTGTAAGCAAGTAAGACTGATTGGGAGCTCCCGATAATGCCGGTGATAGAAAGCCGATCTCTCATAAGCGACTTCTTCAAGGTCATGCGTCGAAGGATTTCCGACGTTTGGCCTGAAGTCATTGAGGAAGCCGAGGATGCTTCCGAGGGTAAAGTTCGGGGGATTTTTTCTCTAGATGAGATGGGCGATACCCCTTTCGCAATGTTCGAAGCTCCCTTTTGCATTATCTATGTGAGTTCCTTCGACCGATCGAATTCAGCTGCAATGGATTCTCAGGAGTGGAGATGCCTCCTGGAGATTATCTATGTACGCTCTCCTGAACAAACTTCTGAAGAGTTAATGGAGAGGATGGTACAGCTACAGATCTACCTAGAGACCTATCCCAACGACGTACTGGATGGGGTAGGTCAAATTGCCAGAGTCCACGGGATGCAGAATGCCCGTGGAGGTGCCAATGCTGCTTTCATCGAAAGGCACTTACCTTCTAGAGCAGCTGCCATGCAAGTAGAGGCATGGATATCGAACGATCCTCTTCCCTTGGGAGATAGCAGCTAATGGCTACAAAACCGGTTCATCTGATCGGGAGACATACTAACATCCAGATCACTCCAGCAACGATTGTTGACACGACTGGTGTACTGACAGAGGTTACTGCCAGCAACAAGAACTTTGCAGGCCGCGCAGATCGCTTCGAGATGCGGAACAATCCTGTATCGGACGAAATCTCGGCGATGGACGACGTCCAGACCAACGAGGTTGTCCTCAAGGATAACTGGTCGCTGACCCTCAACGAGATCGAGCGATACTCGGAAGTGCATCTGGCCGATCTCCTTATGGGGTGGTCGCATTTCAAGATCACTGCCATCATGGGTGGCAAAACCTGGGTCCTGTGGTGCACTTATGGACCTTCAACCTTCCCTGCTGAAATGGGGAAGAGCATCGCGTCGGTAGAGTTCCGCATCATCGCGATCGGTGCTGATAACCCGACATACCTCCCAACTGCTTAAGGCTAGAGCAAGGAGTGATCAATGCCTAAAGTGAATCCGTTCGCTAACCGGAGGCCAGGTGCGCCTCCGGTTACCCAAATCTTTACCCATCCGGACTTTCCAGACACAGAAGTAGAGATGACACTTTCACAGATCAACTCGGTGGAAGTCTCTGTCTCGCTTGAAAAGGCACGAAACCTCTATACCCAGCATGGAGGCGAGGACGAAGATGGTAACCCTCGATACTGCATGCTGGCCGGACCCCCCTTCAAGGTGTCGCTGGAGTATCTCTCCTACTGTACAGCTTTAGAGGCCATGCAGAAGGATAGCGACGATCCCTATGACTGGCTGGAGCTTATGGGCATGGCTCTCTACATGGAGCCTATCTTCGATCAGGTCAAGGACTTTTCAGGAAAGTTTCTACCTGATATGAAAGACCCTTTCCGGCCGGCCCGCACCTCGGATTCGTCGAAGATTGCCTCGAGCTTGGACAGCCCCACCCAGAGCTGAGCGAGAGGCATGACTTCCTGTTGAGGGGGATCTACGATCTACTTCGCCAGATCGCTGGGCAACAGGGAGTGGATGTTAGCCGATTCCCAGAAGTCACTCCACTGGGAGTTGGCTACATTCAGGATCTGACGACCATCCGGATGGAACGGGCCAAGGAATACAAGAAGGCTAAAGATGCGCAAGAGTGATCAAGGCGACTGGATCGATCCGCCTCCTCCTCCTGAGGACGATGGGCATCAAATAAAGAAGCCCCAGTATACCGGTCCAGCTGAAAGGTTGGGCCGTGCAAACTGGATAGAGTTGTGGGCACAGGACCGGGGAGATGAGGACGAGAAGTTCGATGCCGCCTACCTGAGGCATCAAGCGACCAAAGCCTACATTGCAGCTGATCAGGCGTTGGGCATTGAATCGGGTCGATACGCTCCCCAATTCTCTGGCCCTAATCAGGAAGTCAGTAAGTGGCAGCAGATTGTTGATGCAGTCAAGAATGCAGAGGTAGTCGCCCCAGGGCAGCTAGAGGATGCAGAATACAAGCTAGCCCAGGCCATGGATCGGCTGACCGAATCGCAGAAGCAAATGTTGATGAGGGGAAGAGTCGGGGATTTTTCAGGACCTTATCAAGACGTCCAGAAGTGGCAGAATATGCTCAATGAACTCCTCAGCAAGGGAGGAACAGCAGAGCAGATTGCCGATGCTAACTACAAGCTCAAGCAGGCCAAGACGAAACTGGATGAAATAGAGCAGAAGCCTGATGAGGGATTCTGGAAGAATCTTGCCGATACCCTGATACCCCGCAGGTATCGTCAGATTATGCAAGTTCCCCTGCCCCCTAAGTTCACTGACTTTATGAGCCGCTTCTCTTTCATGGGAGGCTCTGGAGGGGCTGGAGGCGGAGGTCCTTGGAGTAGAGTTCTGGCTGGTAATGGAGGTTCGGGAACGTTGGGAGCTCTTCTGGCTCCGATTATGGGCAGGATAACCATCCCCGCCATCGCAACCGCAGCAGCTCTCTATCTGGTGGTCCAGGCAGGTAAGAAGCTAGTCGACCATATTGTTGACTCTGCCAGAGCCCAGGAGGAATATCGCAAGGCCATAACAGCTTCAGGATCCACGGCAGAGCAGATGGGCTTCTTCATGGCTGCTGGCTTCAGCCCCTCCCAGGCTGCCCAACAGGCAGCTGGGTTGAGGGGGCGGCTGTTTGAGGACCCCTTTGCCATTATGGCATCACTGCAAATAGGCGGCAGTGGGATGGCCGCTCCTAGATTCTCTAGAAGGGATATCAACGAAGGGGCAATTCTCCAACAGCACATTGAACTTCTCAGGCAGATCACCGATGCTGAAGAGCAACTCTATCAGGCAAGACAACTGGGCCTGGAAGGATCGCTGGATGTAGTCAAAGCATCCGATCGGCAGTGGGAAAGGATCAAAACCGCCGGCGAGCAGACAGGCCAGGCTGGCCACACAGGCGTCCAACGGAATCTTCGAGATGCCAGTCTCCAATGGGATGCCTTCAATCAATCTTTGCAGAACTTCAAGAACTCTACTGCCTCTATGGTAGCTCCCGCCTTCAATGAGATCCTGGGCTTCTTCACCTATCTAACCAATGCCGCTGCTGTCGGAGCTGGCAGGTTTACTCCTGGAGGTAGCGGGATAGATCCTGCAACTCAGGCCATCAAGGATAACACCAGAGAGCTTCAGCGCAACACTGGGGCAATTGCTGGCCAGGGAATCTACGGAGGTGGTGAGAGGGTTCGAGGAGCTATTCCTGCTCACATGCGCGGTGAGATGTATCGTCAGGCAATGAACGGAGCATCTTATCGCTGGGGAGCATTTGGATAGGCCATGGCAGATGTAAGAACTCTCTATCCTACCAATAACCGCCGCACAGTAGTCAACTTCGATGTCGGAGGAGTGACTGTCCAGATTCCGGCTCATCGGATAACCAGAGAAGGGAAGAATATCATCAATGGTATTCTTCCCGGTATGCCTCTGCCCCAGGAGGTAGGACTCTTCACATCCGGATGGTGGACCTCTGCCAATAACGGCATGTTCAAATGGATGAAGAACACCATCACTTGGGAGACCCATACCCTCCGAGAAGCCGATGTGGAGGCCGGTCCCTGGATAAAGGAGAACCCTCAATACAGACATCCCTCTTCTGACTTAGATGGTGTAGTGCTTCCTGGTGGGATTCAGGCAGAAGGTCAATATGCCTTTGAAAAGGAAGTTCCAGCTGGGGAGGACTGGACTTCGGAGCTGACCGTCGATGAACCGGAACCCCCTGCAGGTGAACAAACAACCACCCAGGTAGAGGACGTCTCGACAAGGCGGGCGCTGCAAGCAATTGAGAGCTTCAGAGCCAATCAGGGATTCCTTCTTGGATTCTCACTACCAGAAGGGGTGAGCACTCGGCAGACGCTCTTTGTCTTCTATTTCGGAGGCCAGACTCCTGTCATGCCTCTCTCAGAGAGTGGGGGAAGGTTCTGCCTTCGGGTCAAGGGAGATGGGGTTGCAATCCTCTACGAGTTCCGAACATCTACTGCGGGGTTTGTGGAGCGGCACAGATTTAAGTGGGCCGAGACGGTCGGAGGCACTGGTGGCTACCACGAAATTGGTATCATGCCGCATGAACGGGACTACATAGAGTTCATCACGAAGGAAGCCGATTACGATGCCGGCCCTGCTACTTATCTCGACTTCATTATAGCCTCTATGGAGGCCCAGAAGAAACCCTGGGGAAGATCGCTATACGAAGAGACCATTGATGTAGTCGGCCATAAGCATGCCTATTCGATGACTGGAGCAGGCAACTGTCTTCTGGACCTAGCAGAGGACTTCAACCATCCCTTCTCTATTACCAAGGTGTTCTATCCTGAAGATGGGAAGATAGTTACTGGGATGTTCCAGGTCCCTGATATGCCCCAGGATACTCCTCTCTCACTTACCTGGAGATGGTATGGCCACGACGATACTTCCATCACTGCCCAGATGTTTGACGGGACTACCCACGCCGCTCTGGGTGTAGACATTGATGGATACTTCCTGAGCAATCTGGGCCAGCGCAACTACTATGCCATCCTAACCCTACACGCCTCTCCAGATCAATACGCTTCTCCGATTCTTCAATCAGTTACCTTGAAGTCGCCGAGTTTCTCACACACCGAGCCTGCCGATATCAAGACAGGTGGGATCGTCCGAGAAGTTAACGTAACCGGTCCTGATCTCTTTCCGGATCACGATTCAGCTTCTCTGACCATCAAGGATGTCCGCAACGAGATCGGTGAGCTGCTGACCAAGCGCGGAAGAATAACCACTCAGATCGACATCGTGGAGGCAGATGACCCTGAGGAGATTGTCACCAGACTCTTTGAAGGTGAGACTGGAAAGATTCGGGGACGCCGTAAAGTTAACGCTTCTGGACGTGGCTTCTCCAATCTCTGGATGGATTTCGATAATGCCCCCTTCGTCGGGGTGTGGGCTAGACTGGCTGATCAGGTCAATCTGGGAATTATGGACTTCTCAAAGTCCGATGAACTAGACGCCTTCAGAAAACAACTACCCTATCGAGTGACTGTCCTCGTAAGGGAGTTGCTGAATGCTGCCGGCTTCAACGATTCGCAGATCATCATTCCCACCTACCTGGATCCCATTAGGCTCTACCCATCTGCCACTGCCGGAAAAGATTATTACACTCTACTACCAGGCAAGAGCTATATCAATGTCCTGCACCGCCTCATCCGGGAAACTTTAGGCCACTACATGGTGTGGGATCCTAACTCTGGGGTATTGCCACTGAATCCAGGAGGGGGTGCTTGGAGAATCCTTCCTAACCCCACAGCTAACTCTCTGGAGGTGTGGAACTTCGTAACAGCGAAGCCAGAAAGCTGGGGATCTTCTCCCAAGCTGACCTACGTCTCGGAAAGCTATGGAGTCAATACCTCTCCAATCTACCAGAACACCTATTTCGAGGAATGTGAGCCCCCAGAGTTCAACTACATTTCTGTAAGCGCAGCAGGATTTATCTCACCCAACAAGAACGGGAACTGGTTTCGCTACTCGAATGCTTTACAGAATCGGCCCTCGATCTTCGGATCTAGAGATCCAGAAGTGAATCCAGACTACCTCGGAAGGTATGTCCCAGTACACATCGTGGATGCAGCTATCGGGGGAGGCTCCAACGATCCTGCAGAGATTCAACGGCTGGTGAACATCGCTACCTATAGGTACTTCTTCTACGGAGCTTTTGCCAGACATCGGAAGTGCTTCTCTGCTCCTCTAATGCCAGTGTGGGGAGATGGAGACAACTATCAACTGCGCAAGCGTCCTATTCGGGTGAATGATATCATCAAGGTGGATGGCGTGAAACATATTGTTCGGTCGGCAGAGATTGCCTACAACGATGACAAGCACCAGCAAATCCACATTGACTGCTACAAGGCAAGGTTCGGTTAATTTATGAAAGAACTGGCTGAAGAAAGAGAATGGGCCAGACGTAAGGCTACAGAACGAATCGGCACTGAAACCCGAATCGATCGGATCTTCAACGGCGAGCTGCAGATGGATAAGATGGAAGCATTCATCAAGAGCCTTCCCGTCGACAACCGCTATTGGTTTCCTCTGCAGGAAGTCGATGGCACTTTGATCTTCATGTATGGAGTGAGTGGATATGGAACAGCCCCTTACGGCGGAAGCGCCCCTTAAGATTCCTGCAGAGGGCCCATCCACTCTGCAGATGCTACATGCCGCCGCTCTCTGCCCTGATCTGGTGGGCCAGGTAAAGATTTGGGCTGCAGGGGCTGAGAAGGTCCACCACGATGCTGCAGTGAGTGCCCCAGCGTTTATCTGGAGACTATTCTGGGCTTGCGGTATTGAGGTCCCCTATGCACATACGGTAAGCAACCTCGAGCTAGGCTTCAAAAGAGCTGGATGGAGAATGCTGTCGGCAGCTGCTCCTATAGAGCCCTGCGACATATATCTGCAGGCCAATGAAGAGGGAATCCTGATCAACATTGGATTGGTAGTAAAAGTCGGAAAGGACTTCTTTACAGGGCTTGACGGATCTGTGGTAGAGCCTTACTATCCGAAGAGGATTACCAGATCCGAAGTGGTGTACTTCATGCGTTGTGGGTGTAAATACCGTAATGCCATCTCCAGTCACTCCTGAATGTACCGTAGGATACACCTGGAATCCAACCAGGAAGTGCTGCGAGTATGATGATATCTCTGAGAGCTGCAGAGACGGCCAGGGCTTCTGGAACTTTACAGAAGGCCGTTGCGACAACGAGGGATATCCACCAGGGGCTTTCTCGGATGTAAGGCTCCACTCTACCTACTTCGCTGACAATTCAGGGACATGGGATGATCCAATTACCCCTGTATACTATACCGATGAAGTAGACGTCGACTATACTAACTGGCCCTCTAGTCGATTCTGGGAAGGAGTCCCGAGTGGTGATACTGTTCGATCGCTGTCACAGGAATGTGGAGACCTCATCAGCGGAGCAGGTGTAGCTACAGGCTTCCCTCCAGAATCTGGAGAACCTCCGTACTGTCGTGATGCCTCCGGAAATATAGTCACTTGTGATGAGCCCAACCCAGTTGATCCCTTCTTTCCTCCCTGCACTAATCCTATAGCAGTATGGGAGTGTTGGACCTATTGGGATCGATTCACCGGGCAATGCCATGAGGCTATAGTACCTATAGGCAACAGGAACACCGGAATAGGCTGCAATACACTACCAAACTCAGACAAGGGAATCCAATACGAAGTTGCATGGAGTGATGCTACTCCCTATGCAGATTGCACAGCTCCTAACGGGTATCGAGGGGCTATTGTTAATCTGGACTGTCCGGGAGATCTCATTCCAATTGTCCGAACCACTACCTACGACTATGGTGGGGATCCAGAACTCCCGACTACCAGACCCTACCCTACCACAGTAAACGAGGGGACTCTAGACACCTGCCGAGTAGCAGTGAATCCCACCTACTTGGAAGGATCTCCAGATAATCCAACTACTGACTGGGTTAAAGCATCCCTGACTCTTGACAAATCGACAACCGGATCTTGCTACGAGCCCCAGGCTGCATGGTGTCCGGCTCATTATGATGGATCACCTCCAAGTTGCGAACCTGAATGTCTCGATGGAGAGTGTCCGCCTAACTTTACCTATGACCCTCTTACTGGGATGTGTATTCCAGATGTGGGGGATCACTCTAATGCTGCCTGCCTACATATTACCTCTCATGGCCGCCGCTACATAGTCTATGACGATGCCGGAACAATCAGAATCAAGGTTGCTTTGTTTGTTCAGGCTCCTTCGATTGCAGATCATGAAGTGGCTGCGGGCGAAGACAACTTTAGGCCCTACGTCACTTCTGAGAAGGCAGATCGATTGGTTGTTCTGTATGATCGGGAAGATAAAATCTACCTGTCATACTCCGCGGATAAGGGAGCTACATGGCTGCCAGAGGAAGAATTCATGGATGGAATCGAAGGGGCCATTCTTTACGAGCCACCCGCCGGCGGACTCTTTGTTATTGCTCTGAGGCCGACTTTAGGAGATCCGGATATCTATTCTCTCTTCGCTAGGTGGAAGGGACCTGGAGAAGCCTCCTGGGGCTTAGAGTTTGAACCTCAACTTGACGGAGTCGGAGACTTCGCGCTGGAGAAGAGTAATATCGATCTGGCCATTTCTCCCAGCGACGCATCCAGACGGTGGATGATGACAGCCACCAAGGACGACGGATCTCTTTCCCTGTTCACCTCAAACGATAAGGGACATACCTGGACAGAGGTAACCATTTAGCAGCCATGCCAGCCATCAGCTACAACTATACGGCCGTCAACTGCCCTATTCCGCAGGCTCCAAGCTCTCTCATCAATCCTGGGAGCATCACACCCGACTCGGAAATGACGGTCCATGAATACATCAACCTGGGAGAGGTCCTAGAGGGACTCAACAAGCACAACCGCAACACGATCCGCCAGGAAGCTTCCTCCCGCTTTGGAGGGGGTGGCTACGCAACTGCTTGGGGATTAGATCTGGAAGAGGTAGGGGGGCTAACCGGAAACATCTCGGATGGGATTGCCCTTCTAGACGGCCCAGTAATCCATCCAGCGGATGAAAGCATCACGATTCCCAACTCCACAGCGCGATACTGTGTCTACTTCGACCAGACCGGTGGATATCAGGGGATCTCTGGACTAGGAGCTCCAACAGGAGTCGCAACCTATCTCGGTTCCTATACAACCTCTGCTGGAGCAATCACCGAGCGAGATTACTCCGGCCGCATGATGAAACTACCTGGTGGTATGCTCTACCGAAGGACAGCCGACTTGGGAATGCCTGCCGACGGAGGATCACTTCCTGCGGGCATTCAATTCCTGAATCGCGGAGGTGATGGTAGCCTCTACCTCTGGGATGGAACCAAATACTGGCCTCTCAGCCCCCAGCCCAATCCTGCTGGATTCGATCACATCGATACCTTGGGAGGTCAAAGGACTTTCTTGGGGGCTATGGGCAACCTTACTTGGGCCACGGCCAACAGGGCTATCCTCTGCCCAGTACGCCCCAGAATCGATACTCTGGTCACCAAATTAGTCTGGCGATCAGGAACAACAATGGCTGGGAACTATGATGTGGGGATCTATACCCAATCAGGAACTCGGCTATGGTCGAAAGGATCCACTGCAGCTCCAGCTACGGCGACCAACACCATTGAAGTGGTAAGCCCATCGGTACAGCTAACAGGTGGAGAACTCTACTACCTGGCAATGGCCTGGGACGGGACCACTCCGGTAGTTGTGGGGTTGGCACCTACCACTTCACAGCAACAGGTCAACATCGATAACCAGAACGACATCCTATCGGTGTTGAGTGCCTTTCCACTGCCCAACCCAATAGCTCCAGGAGCCACCGCATCCTCGTTGATCCCGTGGATGAATCTGCGAAAGTGATAAGGTGATATGGTGGTGGGGGTGATTTCTAAATCTATAATAGATTTCTACCAGGCCTCGTTGTACTAGTCTATCACAGGCCTGGTACAATTATCTATAGCTTTTAAGCACCACCCCCATCTCCCTATCACCTTATCAATTGTTATTGAGGTAAGCTTGGTAAAGACTATCAAAGTACCACTTGATTGTTCCCTATGCAATGCTATATAATTATAACAGCAGCAGCACCTCGAGAAACCTCTTGATATGACCCCGCGCGAAGACCTGCAAAACTCCGGACTCTCCGATTCCACGATCGCTCTGATGAGAGTCGCCTCTATTTCGGCAGAGGACCTCCACAACCGAGGAATCGTAGCCGAAGGTGGCTATACGATTCCTTACTTCGACTTTCAAGGGAATCCCATCCCCGATGCCTATCGAATCAAACTTCTCCCAGCCATCATTGGCTCGAAGGGGAATCAGGTCAAGTATCTTTCCCCGAAGGGAGGATCGAACCATGCTTATCTCCCGCCAGGAATCGATGAAGATTCTTGGCTGGATCCTGGAGTGCCCCTTGTTATCACCGAGGGCGAGAAGAAGGCGGCTGCGGCTGCTCAGGCGGGGTTATGTTGCATGGGTCTGGCGGGAGTTGACAGTTGGCGAACTCGCACGGTCCGAGTTGGTGCGGCCCAACTCTCTAAAAAGGGCGATGAGTATAGTATTCAGGTCCGCTCCGACGAGACGATTGAGGTTCTCCAGGAAAAGGTAATTGAAGAGCTCCGGATCCTGCCTTTGGAAGAGCGGCAGGTATTCATCTGCTTCGATAGCCCCGATAGCCTCACGAATCCGAATGTCCAGAGGGCGGCCTTCGAATTGGCAGTCTGGTTACAGGATTCAGGGGCAGATGTGGTTCAGGTGGTACTGCCACTAGCAGCCGATGGCTCAAAGGTAGGATTGGATGACTATTTCCTTACGCATACGGAAGAAGACTTCTGGCAACTCCCAACGACGTTTCCTTCTCATCCGAGAATCAAAGTCTGGCTTCGGCGGACGCTCGATGATAAGTTCCTTAAACGCTCTGGAATGGTCCGTTGTGCACGTGCAATACTTAACGTCCTGGACACCAGAGGGCAGCGATACGTCGATCCTGATACCGGGTACTTCTATTACTACGATACGGAGACGTCCATACTACACGAGTTCGGTTGGGGGTCTCAGGATATCAAACAGGCACGGCTTTCGTCATTTGGTATTCTGCTCCAGGACGTATTCGGCGTGGGAGCGACAGATACGACACTCATGGGTCGCATCGCCGATCTCTATACCTCAGGGAAAAAGATACGTTCGATCAAACCGCGCCGAGTGAGTTGGTGTAGCGACGATGCTCTCTACTATCAACTATCAGATTCGTTCATGGCGAAGGTAACTGCGGGCGCGATTGAAGTTCTCGACAATGGGACGGATGGGGTGCTCTTTCTATCGGGTCAGGTTGAGCCCTTACCGATCACTCCCTTCATGTCCCTATCAAGCACCGGAGCAAGCAAGCCTGTTGAGGGAGCACCCGATAAACACGGAGGTGGGCAATGGATGGAAATATTCCAGCAGGTAAACCTGCAACCGATAGCCGACATGACGATGGAAGAGACCAGGATCTTTCTGGCGGGGCTCTACTATTTGAATCCCTGGTTCCGGAGATGGAGGGGATTGATGCTCCCGATGGAGCTGATCATCTCCGAGCCAAACTCCGGGAAAACTTTTCTCTGCAACCTGCGGAGCTCGATCTACAAAGGCCAGCCCTCGCTGAACAATGCCCCTTCGAATCTGAGGGATTGGTATGCCCAGATTTCGAATAGCGGAGGGATGTGGATCTGCGATAACGTAGGAGACCTCTCCCGAGAGATGCGGGAGCAGATGTCGGATGAAATTGCCAGGTTGGTGACCGATCCTGCACCAAGAGTGGAGATGCGGAAGCTCTTCACGACTTCCGACTCTGCAAAGATGGCAATCGATCCTACATTCGTGATGACCGCTATCAGGAATCCGTTCTGGAAGCCAGACATCCTGCAACGCTCGATAGTGGTGCAGATGAGAGCCATTCCGAAGGGGCAGAGAGATTCCGGATGGTATCAACGGCAGATGGCTAATGGGGGAAGAGTCGAGAGAGTGAAGGATCACCTTTTGACAGCTCAAGCCTTTCTGCGAGCAGTAAGTGAGGAATGGAATGACCGATATCTCTCGAACCACAGACTCGTTCACTTCGAACAAGCGCTCCTCTGTATGGGAAAAGCTCTTGGCTCACCGGAGCTCATGGAAGGTGCTGTCTCCAAACTCTTCGGAGCTGTCCAACTTCAGATTGCAGAGTATGATCCCATTCTCGAAGCGCTCAGAGCCTTCGCCGACGAGTGGAGAGCGCTTCCTCGACATCCTGGATACATTAGGGCCGCCGACATCGTGAACTGGGTCAGCTCGGATTTGGATTCGCGCTATGGCCATCTGAGGGTGTTGGGGAATCCCATATCTCTTGGGAAGTATATCTCCACTCACGCTTATGACATTCAAGAGGTGGTAGGCCTCATAAGCGTCGAGAAGCAGAACCAAAAGGTCTACTACCTCAAAGACAAGGAGCCACAAAGCGATGACAGTGGGAAGACCGATTAACTACAACTACAAACCGTTCGCAACGTTTCAACAGGCTGAACTTACACTGCAAAGGGGGGAAGATGTCATCAAGTTTGAAGGGGCCCGTGCGTTCGGTCTTCATACGCAGATCGCCCTACAGCCCGATGATGGACGTCGAGATGAAGCTCTCAGTATCATCTGGGGACAAAACTCTCCCAGGACCGATGCAGTTTCAGGGCCTGCTGAGATTTCCCCCGCCGGGCTCCCCTTCGGGACCTAAACCCAAGAGAGGCCGCGGAAGGCCAAGCAAAGGCCACGGAGGAATGGGCAATGCTACAACCGAGACAGCCCAATCATCGGCAGAATCCCAGGAGAAGATCGTCAAGAGATTCTGGAAGTTTGTTGATACTGGTGGTGAGGATCCTAACAGCGATTATCCTGTTCCGCCAGGAGTGGTCGCTGGGTCAGTGGATCATCGCTGCTGGACGTGGACAGGTACACGTAACGGAGATGGTTACGGACAGCTCACTGTTGACTGTCAGCAGCGTCTGGCTCATCGCGTTAGCGTTGCACTTCATCAAGGCTCGATAGACTACAACCAAGTAGTCCTACATGCCTGCGACAACCCTTCCTGCGTCCGGCCGTCACACTTAACTCCTGGGACACAATCCGAGAACATGCAAGATATGGTCGCTAAAGGTCGCGACCGCTGGAGGCATCAACGACAATGATACATGCACGAGAAGACTACAACAGGATCCAGGATCCGGCTCTGGAGGATTCCTCTCTCCTGGGGCCAGGATCAACTCCTATCGGTAAGGACGAGCCTGTGATTCTCTTCCGAGCCCAAGACAAGCACTTCGTTCAGATTTTGAACTTCTACTACGAGACACTGGAGAAGTTCGGAGAGGCCGAGGCAGACGTCTTCGAGTGCTTAGAGAATCATATGGTTCTGGCCGAGGAGTGGCAGGACAACCATCCAACCAAGGTTCCTGACCTGCCAAAAACCCAGTAAGAATGTACCTGGGACATCAATTCAAAAATCCACTTGCATTTGCAATCAAATTGTCGTATAATTTAATTGTGAATGCAGCAGAGCAGATTCAATAGTGATTCTGCCCTCGATCAAGGAGTGCAACGAAAATGTCCGCAGTAGATGCAACCCCCGCAGCGGCTCCGGCAGCTGAAGTAGCCAAGGCTGTTATCGGGATCCAGTTGAATGATCCCCGTGAAGGTAAAGAGGGGCAGTCGATTGCCCGCCGACAACTCTGCCGTGAGCTGTTCCAAGGTGTCGGCGTTGAGAAGCCGATGAGCCGTGGCCTGATCGTCAAGTATCTGGCCGAGAAGTGCAACCACACGACTTCTCACCAGGTAGTGTTTCAGGCAACTCAAGGCCTGGAGCAGAACGGTGAAGTAGCTGCCAATCCCCGATCCGGTGGCGGAGGTGGTGGTGGTACTCAGAAGACGATCAACGTCCCAGTTCTCGACGAGAAGGGTCAGCCCACCGAGACTCGTCAGGATGTCGGCCAGCGCGACTACATCTACGAGCTCTTCAAGTCGGGTCGCTCTCGCCGAGCCGTTCAGGACTTCCTGAAGCAGTACGGGATCGAGCTGAGCTACGGTGCCATCTTCCAGTATTCCAAGAAGTACAAGGAAGCTGGCGGCAACGTGACCGTCGATGCTAAGGGGGGCGGTAAAGGGGCGGCTGCAGCAGCAGCGATTAGCCCGGATCAGGCACAGGCAGCCCTTGCCGGCGATCCCGACCTGGATGAAGAAGATGACGATGGCGGCGACGACATCATTTAAGTCACTCATCGATGCAAGGATTAAGCGGGAGCCTCTCTGGAGGCCTCCCGCTACCTTGCTTGCCCTGGATCCTGGTGGCACAACTGGATGGTCACACTTCAATAATGGGGAGCTTGCTGCCTTCGGGCAGATAGCTCATCCAAACAACGATGAAGCCATATACGATCTGATCCTTCACGTGAAGCCCGATCAGCTAGTGATGGAGGAATATGTCCTCTATCCCTGGAAGATGAAGCAACAGGAATGGTCGGATTTTCCAGAACCCCGCCTCATAGGGGCCATTCAGTTCATGTGCAAGAGGCGGAAGATTCCCTGCATGATGCAGGGAGCGAACCTGGCTAAAGGGTTCTGCACGGACGACAAGCTCAAGAGCTGGGGATACTTTCCAGCATCGGCGAAACACGCGAGGGATTCTATTCGACATGGCTGTTACTTTCTCCTCTTCAACAACGGAAAAACGGGAGTACCTAGCCGAGCGAATAGAGGCTCACGGGGTGGCGGATCTTCGAGCCTTGTCGAGTCTCCGTGACTATCAAGTAGAGGGAGCATTCGAGCTCGAGCAAAAGCGGCGGTTTCTCCTTCTCGATACCATGGGCCTGGGTAAGACAATCCAAACGATTGTTGCGCTTCAGGCCCTTGGTTCTTTCAACACGCTGATTACCTCTCGCCGCTCTACCTTGAGTGTGTGGCAGGATGAAATGGAAAAGTGGTGGCCAGCATGCCAACTGGTTTCGTGGGAAGGATCTCCAAAGAAGAGGGAGAATATCTGGACCAACTACCAGTCGCTTACGTGCACACGTGCACTCCTAGTGACTATGGACACACTGGCGTCCCTGCCGTCGAAGCATTTCATATCGACAATCGTGGACGAGTGCCACAAAGCGAAGGGACGCAACACGAAGAGGTTCAAGAACCTCCAGCAGATCAGGTCGGAAAACTTATTTCAATTAACGGGTACACCTACATCGCATTCCGGGGCGGACCTGTTTACTTACTTGAATCTGATTGACCCAAAAAACTTCGGTTCATTCTGGAACTTCGTTACTAAATATTTCGCCTGCGAACAGGGTGAGTGGGGGGAACTCAAAGTTCTAGCTGTCAAGAAGCCGGAAGAGTTCCGAGAGCTAATGCAGCGATATGCCCTTCGGAGAGAAAAAGATGTGGCAGGACTACCACCAAAGACCCTTCAAGCTATCCGAGTTGATCTCCCTCCGGCAACACGCCGACTCTACGACGAGTTTCGCAAGACCAGGCTGATAGAATATGAGGATACCGTCCTCATGGCCTCCACACCACTAGTCAGAACAACTAGGGAGAGGCAGCTCTTGGTCAGTCCTAGAATTCTGGGTTTCGATCTGCCGTCGCCAGCAATTGATGCAACTACCGAGATCACTTGCGACGCGCTTGATGGAGGTGAATCGGTTGGAATCTTCACTCCGTTCAGAGGAGCCATTCCATTTATCCAAGAGGCTCTTATCAGAGGAGGCGTTAGAGAGGATCAAATTTTTGTTGTCGAAGCCGGGGGAAGTGATACCGTTGCCAGTTTTCAAAGAGCTCCCAAAGAAGGAGTTATCATCTCTACGCAAGCGATGGCGGAAAGCTGGACAGCGACTAAGGCGTCTGTAGGGATAGCCTGCGGATACGACTGGTCACCTGTTACCAATCAACAAGCAGAGGATCGCCTACACCGCATCGGTCAGAAGCGTGGAGTGATCTTCTACTACATCCTCAACAGGAACACACTAGACGATCACGTCATGGACGTGCTTAACGGGAAGACAACGTGGCATAACCTAGTAACAAGGGCGGCTCAAGATGTTTGACGATCTGTTAGGAATCATCGGCCAGTCGATGGGAATGGTACTGGCTATGGGCATGTTTGCCTTCATCATCCTGTTGGTAGTGGTAGGGATCCTGGCCCTGATTTTCATGATCAAGGGCCTGTGGCGGATGTTCGGCCTCTAATCAAGAGGGTTATCTGGTAAAGACTATCGATGTACCACTTGATTTTACCTATCGAAATGCCGTATAATTATAACAGAGAAAAAGCAAATGAGCAGCGATAGATACGACCTTCCAGCAGTTATTGACCTCTCTATGGAGTGGGATGCAGCTCGCCCTCCAACTGAGCTATTCCCCTCTGCCCTCACTGATTCGACCTTTCGACTTTCCACTTCTGAAAGAAACCTCTATCGACGCTGTCGTAGGAAATGGCTCTTCTCCTCTCCGAATATGATGGCCCGCTCGGCCTCTTCGGGGAATGTGAGCTCCCCTCTCTGGTTTGGAACAGGCATCCACTTTGCTCTAGAAGATTGGCATGGTCAGAGAATTTACGGAGATGCGGTCAAAGCCTTCTATGCCTACGTCAGAGCCTGCAGGCATATGCTTCCAGATGACGTGGCTGAACTGTGCGAACTAGCAGAAGGTCTTCTTCCAGCATTTTTGCAGTGGGAATATCAACGAGGGGAATGGGAAACTCTTTGGCATAACGGGAAGCCACTAGTGGAAGTGGGCTGGCAAGTAGACCTATCCCATTACCTCCAGAGGCCGCAGGGGAGTGTTGTGTATACAGGGATCATCGACCGAGTGGTAAGAGAGATCTCGACAGGCTACAACTACATCCTGGATTACAAAACCTGCAAGAGCCTGGACATGCCGAAAGCTCTCGACATGGATCCACAAATCTCCGCATACCTAGGATTCGGTGGTCCACTTCTGGAATCAATAGGCATTCCGATAGAGGGGTTGCTTTATGTTCAGATCCGAAAGGATGTTCCTAAAGAACCGGTTGAACTCTCTGATGGGTCGCTTAGTGTCAATGCTAACCAGAAGACTACCTACGAACTCTACAAGGCAGCAGTCATTGAGAGGCATGGACGGAAGGTATCCCAGATTCCAGAGAAGTACAAACAATTCCTCGCTTTCCTCCGAACTAAGGAGGGTCCTGATGGAAATGGATTCTTCCAACGAACCATAGTGAGGAGGACTCAGCAACAGCTCCTGAGCGAAACTTCGAAGGTATTGGCGGAAGCTCGTGAGATGCTGAATCCGATGCTTCAGATTTATCCGAATCCCACACGAGATTGTTCGTGGGATTGCCCGTACGTCGGGGCATGCCTTGCTACAGATGATGATGCCGACTGGCAAGGAATACTAGACGAGCAAACGCTCATTCAACACGAGCGACATCCGTGGAAGTACCACCTTCCACATCCTGAGGAACATGATCAATGGCTGAACCTACAGCTCCACCTACCCAAGCAGCAAGCGGTGGTAACGGAGGAGTCGTCACTGCCCCAGCTAAGCCCCTTTTCAACGTAAGACACCCACGACGCACCGAGAGATGGCTACGTGCTCTGATCTACGGAGAATATGGAGCCGGAAAGACCCACCTCGTGGGAACAGCCTCGGAACACGAGCCGATGGGTAAGGTTCTCTTCATCGATGTAGAAAGCGGCGATCTGACCCTACACAGGTGGCCTGAAATGCACGTCGTTGGTATCGATAAGTACAGCGACATCAACACTATCTACGCCTGGTTGAAGCATCACGTGCAGCATCGAGACATCTACCTTTTCAGTGAGCAGCCCGAAGCTAAAGCTAAGGCTCGTGAAATACTGGTTCAGTTGCAGCAGAAACTCTTCCCGACTTATGATGGGAAGGAGGAGCCTTTTCTCTACAGGACTGTAATTCTGGACTCACTGTCGGAACTGCAACGATACAGCATGTATCAATTAACCGGCACCATCATCGGCATGGCGTCGCTTGCTGTGGAGCCTGGCAAGGCTGGATGGGATGAATGGGGCAAATCCACGGACATGATCCGACTGCTGATCCGTTCATTCCGGGATCTGAACATCCACACCATCATGGTCTGCTCTGAGACCATGTCGGCTAACGCCGAGAAGAAGAAATCACCTATTACAGTCAACCTCCCCAAGAAGTTGGCTGAAGACGTGCCGGGGTTTTTCGACATCGTCGGATACCTCGCCGCGAACGTCCACGCGCAAACCGGGACAACCGAAAGAAGGCTCTACCTCAATCCGGGGCAGAACTTCATGGCCAAAAACCGCTTCGGGTTTGACAAGCAGTTCATCGAATCGCCAACCATGGCGAAGGTGATGGCTCTCGTCAAGTAGGCTGCGCAATCAACCGAGGCTGATGCCTCATCTGTGAAAGGTCAAAGACAATGAGTTGGGATACAAGCGCTGTTATGGATCTGTCGAGTCTGGACGAGACAAAGCTCTTCACGCCCTTGCCTCCGGCCGACTATCCGATCGTTGGTGTGGCAGAGGGATCTGGTCCCGGAACGTCGAAGGAAGGCAATCCGAAGATCACCTTGGTCTGGAAGATCCAGGACGATGGTACGCTGGAGGATATCCTCGCCGCGAACGGATCCGAGGTCAGCTACGACGAGGCGAAGAATCGGAAGTTCTATCAGCACTTCCCGATGCACACCGACGTGGGCAAGAAGCGTTTCAAGGCTACTGTCAAGGCAGTCAATCCGAATGCAGATTTCTCGGCAGTCCGACCGGATGATGTCGGCGAATTGATCGCCGGCTACACTGGCGTCGCTCGGATCGCTGTCGGTGCATATCAGGGCAAGCCTACCAACGAGCTGAAGGAAATCAAGCCCGCCGGTATTGAAGGCTTCCTGAGCCGATAACCTCCATCTTGCTCGCAAGGCAAGGAAGCTCATCGCTTCTTCTCTGGGATCCCTCCTAACCGGGGGATCCCCTTTTTAGATCTCCACGGAGTGCCCTCATGATTCGTGCAGTTAACCTGCTATCGGGAGGGATCGATTCCCTCACCTGCCTCGCCATCGCCAACTCGAAATACCACCGCGAAGAAATCTTTGCTCTTTCTCTTCACTACGGCCAGAAACATTCTCGTGAGCTGGGAGCAGCCGCAAGAATCGCCGCCCACTACGATGTCTCGCATCAGATAATGAGTCTCAACCAGGACCTCTTCAAAGGAGCAGGATCTACCCTCATCGATCCAGGAGCTGAAACTCCTTCCGAGACCTATGCATCGATGGATGCAAAGACCGAAGGAATCTCACCCACATACATTCCATTCAGGAATGGAAATCTCCTCTCGGCCGCAACTGCTCTGGCTTTGACTCTCCACGAGGAAGGTCAAGAGCCCATCGAGCTCTACTACGGAGCCCATGCAGAGGATAGCGCTAACTGGGCTTATCCCGACTGCACACCAGAATTCAACGGAGCTATGGCGAATGCCATCTACATCGGCTCCCATCGAAGAGTAAGGCTGGTCACTCCCCTCCAGTGGATGGAGAAGTCGGTTGTGGTAGAGATGGCTTCCCTTCTATCGGCTCCTCTGCATTTGAGCTACTCCTGCTATCGGGGAGGAGAGAATCATTGCGGAACTTGCCCGACTTGCATCGCTAGGAGCGCTGCGTTCCACTTCGCCGGTTTGAGCGATCCTACCACCTATGATCAGGAGCCTGGATAAATGGTCTACACAGCCATTGGGAAGATCTTTCGATTCGAGGCAGCTCACCAACTGCCCAACCACAACGGAAAGTGCCGAAATCTCCACGGCCACTCCTACAAGCTGGAGGTGGAGGTCACCGGACCAATCAAGGAAGCTAACGGCGATTCGGACGAGGGGATGATCATGGACTTCGGCGATCTGAAGAAGATCGTTCAGGAAGAGATCATTGATCTGGTTGATCACCAGTTCCTCAACGAAGTCGTCCCACCAGAACATCAACCCACCACAGCGGAGAACATGGTCAACTGGATGTCTCATCTTATCTGGGACAGGTTGTGGGAAGACATCATCGAACTACGAGTCAGACTGTGGGAAACGGAGACCAGCTATGCAGAACTTGTCATTGTTGTCGACACCGAAGATGCCGGAGAAGACATCCCAGTCCGAACGTAGATTCTCGGTCAACGAGATCTTCGGACCGACAATGCAAGGGGAAGGGGCTCTTATCGGAGCCCTGACTCACTTTGTGAGGTTTAACGGATGCGACTACCGATGCGCATGGTGCGACAGCCCAGAGGCGGTCTTGCCGGAGCTCATCAAGAACCACCACACTCCAATGACTGCAAAGGAGATCAGTGATAAGCTCCTCACCTTCTCAAAGGCCTGTTGGGTGACCCTCTCTGGAGGCAATCCTGGAATGCATGAGCACCTCAGAGAACTAATCGGGCGCTTAAGATGCAATTGGAAGGTTGCCTGTGAGACACAAGGGACAATCTATCAGGATTGGTTCGAGGAGCTAGATCATCTGGTAGTCTCACCGAAGCCTCCCAGTGCCAATCAGGGAGCTCCCAACTACCACACATTGGCGAAAATCTTTACAGGGGCACTGTCTAAGAAGACCAGTGTGAAGATAGTCGTCTTCGATGCTGTAGACTTGGGCTGGGCATTGGAACAGGGGCACATTCTCTGCGGAGACGTTCGGCCTCTCTATCTTCAAGTCGGAACAGATCCAACCGACAGCAACGAAGAAATCCTGAATAGTTACCGAGAGCTGGTTGAACAGGTTCATCACCATCCAGCAGCTATTCACCTGGACGTGAGAGTGCTGCCGCAGACCCACAAACTGCTATACGGTCATGGAAGGGGAGTTTAATGAGTGAGGTGCCAGAAGGAAAGCCTGGGCTGCTTCCGAGGGTTCGAAGAGCTGAGATGGCTGCTCAAGCCCTCTTGGCTTGCTATGGAGATGAAGTTCCCGGGACAGCCAACCGGATCGCCCGATTTCTCGAGGAGTTCCACCAAGAAGTGGATCTCCAGGAGTTGATGAAGACATTCGACTATGAAGAACCTAAAAACGGTGGGCAGCCTATGGTTGCTATCTCTCGGATTCCTCTTGGGGGGCTGTGCGAGCACCACCACTGCCCCTTCTTCGGAACCGCCGATATCGGCTACATTCCCTCCAGGAAAGTCCTGGGACTATCGAAGTTTGCTCGCCTCACGAAGGCCGCGGGACACTCGAAGCCCACGATACAAGAAAGGCTCACGAATGAGATCGCCGATGCGATCAACAAGGCCCTCGACCCGAAAGGGGTCATCGTCGTTTTGAGGGCTCAACACACCTGCATGACTGTGCGTGGGATCGCAGCTCCAGGAGTCGTAACCGTAACCTCTGCAGTGCGAGGAAACTTCGTCCATGTACCTGCTGCGAGGCAGGAATTCTTCTCCCTCTTGAAGGAAGGATAACCGGCTGTGTTGATGACTACTCTGGAGGTCCTGAAGCTAACAGGGTTCATCAACCTAGGAAGAGAAACTCTAGAAGTTTGGACTCCCTGGATGGATGGAGATGATGATCCTTCATATACTCCAGAAGAGTGGGAAGTATTCAAGAGATCTGTCAAGGAAGAGGGAGTCCTGCGGCCTCTATATCTTCACGCAGATGGGGAGTTAGAAGACGGATTTCACAGACTGATGGCAGCATATCAGTTGAGAATAGAAAGTATTCCTGTAGAAAGAGAACTCAGTTATGATCAAGACGGACGCCAAGATCAACGAGGACCTGGAGAAATTCAGGAGCTTCGCTAAATCACACCCAGACCGATTCGCCCTCATGACCAAGATGGTCGAGATCCAAGTAGCGAAGGGCCACGACTATTCGGGCCAACAGGTTGACGATCTCCAGAACCTCCGCGAATCTGAGAAGCTAGGAATTCCGGGATGGTTAGGAATTTTCCTGCGCATGGGCGACAAATGGGCTCGCCTGAGCAACTTCGCCAAATCTCGGGAGCTCAAGGTCAAGGACGAGAACGTCGAGGACACGCTCTTGGATCTTTCCATCTATGCCCTGCTGGGCATCATCCTCTGGCGCGAATCTAAGGGAGCATCCATCGATCCAACTATTGGGCTCCCAATGCGCGGAACACCGCTGGGACTGCAGAGAGATGAGGTTTCGCGCGAAAACACCGAAGAGAATTCACCGAGGCGAGATGCAATATTGAGGTCAACACCGGGAGGTATCTAGAGATGTTGAAGATAATCAATCCGCTCAACAACAAGACTCGAGAACTCTCCAGAGCAGATCTGGAGAAGGCCTTCAAGAAAATGAAGTTTATCATCTCCGAGCGGAAGCATGAGATGGGGAACTTTCTCTGCTCAATCTCCTGCCCTCAGGGAATGCTTCTTGGGCAGGCAGAGAGTAAAGAGCTAGATGGTGCTTTCTTTGCTGCAGCTGGGGGAGTTCTGAGAAGGATCTCTGCGGAAGATCGGGATCGGCTCTGGAAGGAGTGGTTTCTAAGTGGCTAAATTCGCCCCAGTGTGCGGCATCAACATGATGTGGGAGCTCCTCAACAAGGATCCTCAATACATCGGGGACTACCATCTCTGGTTGGCTCATGATGTGTTGAAGGATCCAGAACAGTGGAGGAGGCTCTCACAAGCCATCAGGATGTACTATCCAGAGGCGACTATCATCATGGATAATTCCCTGATAGAGCTCGGCGCTCCGATTAGCGGAGAGAACCTAAAGCTCTCTTCGCTTGCAGTGGGCGCGGACTATTTAGTGTTGCCCGACGTCCTTACGGACATGGACGCCACATTAGATGGATCCCGAGACTTCCTGGCGCGCATGGGTTCTGACCTGGATATCAAAACTCTTGGAGTGATCCAAGGGAAATCCATCGGAGAACTCCACCGCTGTGCTTCGGCATTGGTGGGGATGGGATGCTCTGCATTATCGATTCCGAGGATTGTACAGAAGCAGTTCGGGGATCGCAAAGGAATCGTTCGGGAGATTGCTGGTGCCTTTCCACACATCAAGATCCATCTACTTGGCTTCAGTGACAACCTAGAAGCCGATCGGGAAGCCTGCCGAACCTCTAGGCATTTCCCGAACGTGATGGGGATCGATTCAGCGGTCCCTATCCGAGTAGGCCAGAAGAACGAGCTCCTCTATGGCTACACAGCCATGAAGGTAGGATCTCGCGCGGAGGATTACCTTGAGCGCAGCGATCCACCAACCCCCTACACGTTGGTCAATCTCAGAGAGTTCAGGAGATCCATTCAATGCGATGCGTGAAGCCCTGCGAATTCTGCCCCTTCCAAAAGGAGGGGCGACCTCCTAAGTTTGTCCCTTCGACGCTCCCCTTTCCTGGGGAGCGTTATGACTTGATGGTGGTAGGGGAAGCTCCAGGAGAAAACGAGGTTAGGCTCGGAGCTCCTTTCGTGGGGGAATCGGGAGAGTGGATTCGCTCTGCATTCCGAGAGTTCGGTTTGGATCGAGAAGCTAAGGTAGGGTTTAGCAACGCATTAGGATGCCCTACTCCGATGGGACAGAAGATCACGAACTCCATTGCCCAGATATGCCGTCAGAGGATGTTGGATGAGATTTCCGGGGCGCGTCCGAGGGTGGTTCTGGCGTTGGGGAATTGGGCCCTTCGAGGAATCACAGGGGACTACTCACTCAAGATCACCGCGGAGAACGCAGTGGTGCGGGATTGGGGGGATTCGAAGTTGGTCCCTTGCCTGCATCCAGCAGGTGTAATGAGGAATCCCGGCTCGATTACCCAATTCCGGCATGCGATCAAGTTGGCAGTCGATCTCGTGAAGGGTATAGAACGAGAAGGGACCGGCGAGGTTTCCTACTTCGTTGCAAAGGACCATCCCACAGCCCAGAAAGCATTCCATCATCTCTGGAACCTTCCGTGGGGTCATCTGCTCGGGGCTGACATCGAGACTACTGGATTCTCTCCTTTCCGCGATCGAATAATGTGTATGGGGATTGCCTACGAGAAGAACAAGGTAATTGTTCTGCCTCCGGAGTTCTTTCGGAACATCCAATTCCGCAAGTGGTTAGAGCTTCTCATGCGCTCCAGGAAGTTTAGATGGGGGTGGCATGGTGGAAAATTCGATGTTAAATTCCTCCGACATCTCGGAATCCCGGCGAGGATCGACGAAGACTCGATGCTACAGCACTATACGCTTGAAGAACAAAGCGGAACACACGGTCTTGAACAGCTTTCCTCGACTATTCTGGGGGCTCCACCTTATAAAGGCCAAGTCGAGGAGGGTCGCAAAAATGGATGGGTTGGGGCCAGTCGCAAAGACCTCTTCAGATATCAGGCAGAAGATGCTGACTATACCAGGCAACTTATTCTGGCTCTGCGAGAACCGATGCACGCTGTGGACGGGCTCAAGGAGCTCTACAACGGGATCTTGATTCCGGTGGCTAACTTCTTGGCTAATGTAGAGCTCAGGGGAATGCCCTTCAACATCGAGAGAGCCAAGGAAGCTGCTGCAGAGATAGGACCTCAATGGGAAGCGGAGAAGGCTCGGCTCAACACTCTCATTGCCGAGAGATGGCCCTCTACCTTGGAATTCAAGCGGACAGGCAGTGCTCCGCCATTGATCAATCCCAACTCTCCGCAACAGGTAGAGCAACTAGTATATGACTGGCTGGGCTTTCAGGTTCCGAAGGGTTTTCAGAAGGATACCCAAAAAGGGACCTTGACCGCTATGGGCCATGATCCTATTCTGGAATCTCTGTTGGAGTGCAAGAAGCTGTCCAAGAAGCTTTCCACCTACTCGGGACACCTACTGCCTTCGGGGCAGCTAGTTAAGGGGCTACAGAGAAGGGTTGAGCCTTCAACCGGTCGCATCCATACTACTTTCCAGGAGCACGTAACCACAACCGGACGTCTCTCATCGGTGCAGCCGAATTTGCAGAATGTCTCGCGAGGGCCGGTCCTCCGCGGGATGTTCGAGATGCCAGAAGGGAGATGGTTCCTCGAGGCCGATCTGAAGAGTGCCGAGTTGGTGGTGTTGGCTAATCTCTCCAAGGATCCGGTGTTGTGCGGAATTCTGAACTCCGGCCGGAATCTCCATCATGAGGTCTCGGTGGATCTCTATGGAGAAGGCTACAACGAGGATCAATACTTCCGAGCGAAGGCGTTGAACTTCGGGATCATGTATGGACGGATGCCTTCCTCTCTCGTGAAGGAATATGGGCATCAGGGGATCAAGCCCGAAGATAGGCTGACCCTACCAGAAGCTCAGAGGCTGTGGGATGGTTGGACGCAGAAGTTTAAGGTTGCTTACGACTACATCCTCTATCTCCGAGCAGCTCCCGAGAATGGAGTGAACCTCCGAGCACCTACTGGGAGAAGGAGGCGATTTGGTGCAGTTACTCAACGGAAGCTCAACGATGCTCAGAACGAAGCGGCAAACTTTCCCATTCAAGGACCCGCCTCCGATATTGTCCTTGTGGGAGGCCAGAGGAATGAGGAGTTTGCAGCGAAGCGTGATGCCTGGGCGGTCAATCTCATCCACGATGCCATCTACTACGATGTTCCATCCCAGGAGGTAGCAGCGGAAGTAGGCCGGGAGATAGCTCGGCTGTTTAGAGAGGTGGGGGCGGAAATCTGTGGAGATCTGGTTCCATTCACTGCCGAGTTCAAGTTCGGCAATCGATGGGGACATCTCCAGAAAGTAGAGTTCTAAGGCGAAGTAATGCAACTACGACTACTGATCCAGAAGATCAACAACGAACGGAAGGAGATCAAACAGGGAGTGGTTAAAGGAACAGCCGAAGGGTCCGAGAAGACAGAAGTGAGCATCCAATACCATGACGGGAGGATGGAGTTCTGGGAAGGCAAGCTACAATCAGGAGTGGACAAGTGGCACACCGAGATGACACTCCGAGGAGAGCTTCATGGTTAGGAAGTGGCAAGTAGTCGACTGGATAAAGGATGCCCTCCATCTCATGGAGGGACCGGCTGAAGAAGGTCATGAAGTGTCTAGGAGCAACGACAATGGATTCGATCTGAAACTGCAGGACCAAACGTTTGAGGTCCGTGTTGAGGAAGTTGTAAAACCTCCACAAGCTCACCGCCAGAAGATCGGGGAGCTCCGCAAGAGCCTCCTCGACGATAACCTAGAACAGGAGATGATTTGATGCTGAATCTACCAGCACTGCCCAACATAGCAGAGAGGGTCCTGGAAGCACTGGATCGAACTCGAGGCTTCGGCAATACTACTTGCGTGGTTCGGGGAGCCCGTGAGCATGGTGGGATGATCGTGGTTATGACTCATCACGAGGCTGATAACGTCGCTGTGCAGTTTGGTAAGGGATACGTTCCCTACTGCACAGCGATCGATCTCCCCACCCGGCAGCTGGGACATCAGAAACCTCTGGTGTTCGACAACACAGTCGTTCGAGCTCTGGCTCTGGAGGCAGTTCAATACCGAGCCAATCTCCAACAGGCCATGAACGAGGTCGATCGGCTCAGCTCAGAGCTTCGCAAGAGCGAGCTCATGATCGACATGGTAAGGAGTCAACTAAATGTATGAAGCGAAGGTCGTGGCAGATTCCGTTAGTCCATGGGGAGCTCGCATCACCTCGATGCAACTCCGCTATCCACTGATTATTCATGCAGAGATGTGCAGGCATCGTTGCTTCTCGAGAAGCGTGGCCTCGAACCGAGCCATCCCAACAGCCAAGCAGCTCACGACTGTCAAGGACACTCCTTACATCCCAGAACAGTGGGGAACTAACATTCCTGGAATGTCTGCAGGGCCTCCTTTGGAGGGGGCCTACCACAATGCAGCAGATACTTTCTGGCTGGATGCCCGCGATGCTGCCTTGGAAAGAGTTCGGTGTCTGCTCAATCTCGAGGTACACAAGCAGTGGACGAACAGACTGCTTTCACCCTTCCAGTGGGTTACGGAGATTATTACCGGAACCGACTGGGCGAACTTCTTTGCCTTGCGGGTCCATCCGGCAGCTCAACCCGAGATGCAAAAGATCGCCGGGATGATGAAGGGAGCCTACGATTCCTCTGAGCCTGAAGAGATGCACGTAGGAGGCTGGCATCTTCCCTACATCAAAGAGGTCGACTTCGAGTGGTCCTATAATCGAGTCGAGGATCTATCTGTTGGAGCAGCTCAGAGAGATTTGGCAAGGATCTCGGCAATGAGATGCGCTCGAGTGAGCTACCTCACTCACGATCGAGAGGATCCCGATCCTCGAAAGGATCTCTCGGACTTCGAGGAGAAGCTCAATAAGCAGGTCCCCAAGCATGCCGCGCCGATGGAGCATCAAGCGATGTGTATGCCCCACTCCCTCAATGAAATCTCGATGCCTTCCTTCTCGGATAGTGGAGAGGTAAATGGAATGTTTAGAGTTCGGCAAGAAGCCCGGTGGGGGAATCTTCGCGGATGGTATCCGTTCAGGATGATGCTGCCGGGACATGTTGTGGAGGGTTAGCCACGGGCCTCCGGCAGCCACCCGACCAAGCACCGAGGCGAGAAAGGAGCCTGGAGTGATAGACGTTAAGAAGCAACGAGGAGGAAGAGTTAAAGAAGGAGCCCTGCAGAGTATCACCAGAGTCCCTCACTGGAGGCCGGGCCAATGGATCATCGTGCCTGGGGGAAAGGTCAAGAAGATCCGGACCATCAGCACTCACATTGGTGAGGGACACGTGGGGGCTTGTGTCTGGTATGCCAACTGCGAGGATGGTACCAGGCTGGAGGTGAAGAAGATCGTTCGGGAGGCTACTGAACACGAAGTCAATGCTTGGCTTTTCAAGCTTCAGTAGCAGGGGAAGAAAGCCTACCTCCGGATGGGGGTAGGCTTTCTTTGGGCTAAAGACCTTTAGCTTCTACAGCTAACATGACCTGGTTTTCGAAGTAGGCATCTTCCTTTGCTCTTAAGCGCTCGGCTTCGTAAGGGGCCCCTTCTGGTGTTTGGTCGAAGGCTCCGTCGAGCATGAAGAAGTCTTCTGCACAGGTGGCAGAAGTGACCACCAGATCTTCCTGATCTTCATCGATGTCGATTGTCATCCCATACTCAAGGCCGAGTCGGATGACTGCATCTAGGAATTGCCTGACTCTTGGTGATTGAGTTGATCTCAACATCAGAACACCCATTCTCCTTCATCTGGTTGGGGTTGCGGAGGAGGTTCTGGGATTGGCCTTTCGACCTTCGGCCCCTTGATCGTTGCGCTATCATTCTCCAGAGCATCTGATCGGATGCGACAGTTGATAGCCGATATGCAGAACACCTCCGTTTTGTTATCGTATGTGACGAACGTTGCGATGTCTCGTGAGGTTCCTTCCCTCTTGCACCTCTGACAGGTTCTCGGACGATTCAGGATCGATGCATACTTCTCACTGGATTCCAAGGTGGGTTCTGGAAGGATCTGATCGTTGCCGATCCTCTGCAGAACCAACTTGTAGTTCCTTACACAGGCATGCACCGAGGCTTCTAGTCCTAGATTCTGAATCGCCTTGACGAAGCCACCTCTCTGAGGATACTCACCTTCCTCGACGTAGCCCTCTACTACTACTGCATCCTTACCAGATTCGTAGAAGGCCCTTACCAATTCCTGAACCGGCCGTCGAGGCATCCGGGATTTCATCCCCTCGAGGTCGATCTCAGTCTGTGTTGGATCCCTCATCCTCATCTGTTTGGATTCTCCTGATGTAACGGCGTAGAGGGTTGATCTTGGATCCTACTGATGTCCGGGCAGTGACCCATAGCTTGTGGTCGTCTACCCAGAACTTGTCTCCCTCTTGGATCTCCCCTTCGTAGACCCTCTGATATCCTTCCGGAATCTCGGGAGAGTCTTTCTTGTAGTGCCGATCAGCTCCCTGGGGAAAGCTTGCAGCCCTGATAGCTGCAGCAATCGCTGGAGGGATTTGCTCTTTGGGCGGCTGTTGCTTCTTACTCATCTTTGTGCTCCCAGGATACCTTGATATCCAGCTGGACTCCGTCTCTGGTGAGAGTGGTTTCGGTTTCGGATACGAGATGCAGTTGACTTGCATCGACAATAGTTCCGCGGTCTTTCCACCCCTTCCCCTTGAGATTGTCGATGATCTCCTCGAAGGTTTGCCAGACCCTGCTGGGTTCTTTCTTCTTGCGGATCAGGCAGACAAACGTGTTCAAGTGTCCAGGACTTTGAACCCGCTTCCAGCATGTTCCTGCTGGATACCAGAAGAGATCCCCCATCTCTACGGTTCCTCCCTGGATGTGCTCGTAACCGGGAGGAAGGGTAAGCCAGAGTGGTTTGCTCACCGAGGTCTTTGGGATCTCTACGACTGCGCACTCTGCCCCTTCGATTGGATCGCTCATTGCTTGACTGCCTTTCTGAAGATAGTTACCTTCACTTTGCGGACACCCCACTTGATGGCTCGGTTGTAGGGCATCCTAGCATCGAACTTCCACTTGGGATGGCCGGCCCCCATCAGATCATTGATGGGAGCCTTGCCATAACCAGGGATTAGGATCCATTTCCCGATGAGATGCTTCTGGTGCCTGTTGACTGCTACACCCCATAGCCTCCTCGAGCCTGTGTAGCTCTTGTGGCCTTTGAGGCAATAGGCCGTCACCGTTGCTTGGTGTGTAACTATGGCACTGTTCTCCATTCTTCTCCTACTAACTCCTGGATCAACACAGGAGGTGCCTGACTCCATCTCCTAACCGGTAGGTCGTCGACGTAGAGAGTGATATGCTGAATGTTGGCCCATCCGTTGACTGTCAGGATATTTACTATCCGATCGTAGTCAGGATAGCCCAGGTTCTCCGAGAAGCCTCCGAAGTCTACCGACTTGGACTTCTCATCCCGATCGACGAACAACAGGTATGTCTCTTTCATCTAACTATCCTTGTTGTGCGACTGATCGATCCTCAAGGACCAACTTGACGTTTCGGAGAGCGGGGCACTTGGTGCATCTCTGCCGATCTCCCAGAGAATTGCTGACCCAGTTGTGTTCGCAGGTCTCCTCACTGTGGTTGTCATCCCATGTTGGAGCGCCCGTTGACTCCTCGGCACCCTCATCTGCAGCCCTTGGCACCTCGACTGTCAACACCTGCTCCATCTCGATCCTTCTCCGATCCACTGCATGTAAGAGATCGTTGAATTGCTCCAGCGAGAGCCAGATCCCTACTGCACACTCTCCGCTTGAGACCTGAAGGAACGTTCTATTCTTCTCATGGTCTGAAGGATCTCCTTCGACCTTGATCCTGGCTTTATCATCTTGCCACGGATGGCAGTATATTGTGTTGATCATTCTGGATCCTTTTCTCCCGACGGTTCGGGAAGATCGTTGAGATCGACGGACTCCCCCTCTTTCGAAGGGGAGCCGAAGATTGAATCTACATCCCAGCCACGAGGAGTGAGGACTTCCATTCCACATTCCCCCTCTGCTGCTACCAGCTCGTCAGCCTTTTCGGTGGCCTCTACCTCTGAGGCTGCTTGGACGTAGCGAGTCCGCTTTGATCGTGGGTGTAAGGTGTAGAGTCGAAAGGGCTTGTCGCTGTTCCCTCTCTTTGCCTGCTGCAACTCGAAGTGTTTGTTACCATGTTCCTGTTTCGACATAATCCTCCATAATGCCATCCACGATGTCGACCATGAAGTTCGCGAACCACCACAGCGCTACCAGGCCCAGGAAGCTAAAGCACGCGGCCGAAAGAAGTTGGTTCATCTTCGGTAGATTCCTTCTCGAGAGATGCGACATAGTTGGGGGCATCGGCGATGAGGTAGTCGAGCAGTTCGATGAGATCGTCTCGCCGCTCGCGCATGACCGACGTCATTGAATCGTCAGTGATATTGCGGAGTCCTGGCAGACTCCAGTGCTCCTGATTCGGCCTCATGACCCGATGCGAGTTTGCAGCCATTGCGTATTGACCTGCAAGCATCGCTACCGGCTCTACGTATTCGTATCCTCCCTGACGCATGAGATCGACTGCATTCATGATGGTATGGAGGCATCCTTTAATGGATTTGGCCTCCTCTTCAGATTCTTTAAACTTCCGCTCGATGTGGTCGGTCTCGTCCTTGATCGTTTGCAGCACCTTCACGATCCCATCGACTGATTGGCAGGCCTTTCGAGCCGTCAGCATCAGCAGTACCTCGGTCATCATGTTCTCAAAGCTCATCTTCATCTTCCTCGAGTTCACCTTCTTGGAACTCCTGAATCGTGTCTGTTTGGTGTTTGGGAGCTCGGTGTTCGATTCTTGCTCCCTTTGCTTTCTCCGCTTCAACATCGTTGCGGAGACCTATTGAATAGCGCAGGACGTTATAAACTTGTTGGTATCGGCACTTCCCTCCGTATTCCTTTTCGATCTGTTCTGCAATGGCAGAGATGCTCATCTTTTCGGCCGCTAGCTCCCGCATCCTAGCGGCTTTGCTTCCTTGCTCCGAAGCCACGTTTGACCTCCTCCATCATCCGAAGGTAGTTTTCCAGCTCCGGTCTTGAGCTATCTATTTTGGCTTTCTGCATCCGCTTCTCGAGATCCAACTTGATTGCTCGGAAGGCAGCAGGATCGTCGTTCCAGCCTTTCTGCAGATCCGCCAGTTGCTTCTCATCTGTAGGCCAGATGTAGTTGTCGATAGATGGCATCTCAGCCACGTCACACTTGAAGACATCGACATGCTGGATCATCTTACGGATCTGAAAGCACCTCAGAGTGTTATCGCACTTCTTCAGTTGACCGTTGAGCCCCATCTTTGTGGCTGCGAGCATGTTGGTGACTCGATAGATCCGATTCCGATTGGAGTCCCCCTCTCCTGGATCCTCGCAGAGATATTGCTTCAATCTCTCCAGAGCATCCTTGCAGCTCTTTTCATCTTGGAAGCTCAATCCGATCCGGAGGCATTGCCAGTTGTAGTCGTAGATCAACTTCCTCACGACTTGAACCTCCAACTGCAGTAGAGCGCAGTGATCACAGATCCTATCAGAGATCCGATAAAGCCTGCCAGAATGAATTCACTGATCATTGATCTTCTCCCCAGCTGCTGGAACTTCCAGTGTAGCTAGTGATCGTTTGTCGACCCAGAAGACAAACTTCTCATCTTCGTGGCGGACAGACACTCCCCATCCAGCATTCCTGAAATGAATAGCCACGAAGTTGAGTGTCCTTGCACGTGTTCCAGAAGGGAAGATGATCTCCAGTGTCTTCCCTTCGTAGGCTTGCTGCAAGGTGTTGTTCAATGCATTGATCATCTCGGTTGCATTAAGAACATCCCCTTCCGCAAGATCCATTACCTCTTGAGGCGTTACCGCTCTTGGATAGGTCTTACCCATTTTCTTCAGCTTCCTCCTTGAACTTGATCAGGTAGAGGTTCAGGCGACGGCGCTTTACCGTCATCTTCTCGGCCAACCCCATCCGATCGATTGCGTTGCGGAATGCAACGTTGGCCTTGTTGGCTTCAGCAGAATCGTCGAACTCGTAAGCTACCTGCTGCTTATCCGAATCCGCAAACTGCTGAACGTATTCTACCCAGAAGCCCATTGGCTTTCGGGCAGTTTCATTTTCCAGCTTCTTATCAGTTTCCTTCAACATTGGATCTCCTCAACTTGCTAGGTCTCCCGACCTTGCGTCGCATCTCATTCTCTAACCGTTCTTCAGGCTCTGTATCTTCTGAGCCTTCCAGCCTCTCGACGCTGTGTTCGATCAGCCGGATCGCTGCCACCAGATCGTTGTTCCAGTTAGTAACTCTCGACCATCTCTTCTCCCTTTTCCCTGTAGGATTCCGAACTTCAATCCAGAACGCTCGTTCCTCTACTGACATGTTATCGAGGATGCTCAGAAGTTTCATGAGGTATGCAGAATTGAAAGTCCGTTGGACCGTGAACTTCTTGGTTCGCAGATTGTACGTCTCGACTCCGTGATCCGTAAGGAACTCGTACAGGATCGGATAGGTATCCTCCAGAGCTTCATACTTCAGAGGTTCGTGAGAACCTGCTTCGAAGACATACAGCCGGTAGTGCTTATAGCGGTTCCTGTTACGTCTCATCGCATCTTTCTTTCAGGTTCGAATGTTACTTTCTTTTCGATCTATCTATATAATTATATATCAAAACGTGAGGTAAAATCAAGTTCTTACCCGGTACATTTTTTAAGTTATTTTTGATCATTGGCTCCCTGGCATAGGCTTCCAGATCCTGGTGGGGAATCTGGAAGCCCTGCGCCACCCGGCTACGCAGCCTTGTTGCTGGGGAAGTTCTCTTCATCCCAAATGAGAGACCTCCAAAGTCCCCTTCTTATCTGCTCGACCTCTCCTCTCTTCTTCGCATTAGTGATAGCAGGACCGCTAGAAGATGGATGAGCATCTACTAGTTCAGTCCTCATAGCCTCGTCGAACTGTGCTCTGGTGAATTCAGGATTCGCCACACAGAAGTGGTAGAGTAGCTCCTTGACCGTCTTCATCTAAGCAGCCTGGGATTCCTGCTTGCTGGCGTACTGCTTATGCTTGGCGTCCATCACTTCATGATCGCTCGTGGTCAGCTTTCGTGGGTAGACCTGAGCTCCTCCCTTGTGGGTCTTGTTGACCCTGTTAGCTTCCTGTTGCGCGATTGTAATGCTGTTCAGAGCGTTGTAGTTCCAATGGCGTTCGATCCCTCCCGGCAAGCGGTAGAAGAGGCCATACGCTCGTCCGATTCGGTCGTTGTTGTTCCTATTCATCTTACCCTCCTCGTTCCTAACCATTGCACACGCAGTTTGCAGGTCGAGCATCACAGTCCCACCTGCTTCATCGACGAGCTGACGCACACGGGCAATCTGCTCCTTGGTGAGAGGCTGCCTATTCATCACCTTCCTCGCTGAGATCCATCACTCCGTAGAGATGATAGACCAACCAGCCAAGTTGTGCTGTTCCGAAGTAGAACTCCTCATCTGTCGGTTCGAAAGGCTGTCCTGTGAACCTCAAGAACCAACTCGAGATTTCTCCCTCTCCCTCCAGATCATGTTCGATCCAGAGAACCAGTTGATTCCCCTGGGCAGCGAACGCTCTTGCCAATCCGAATCCTGGATACTTGATCTCCTGGACCTCATCGATCTTGTCGGGATCCAGAACGTATTTGTAGATGACGCGCTTCATGTTAACGGCTTCCTCTCGGCTCCCCTTGCTCTTCAATGATCTCGACCTTGGCTATGTGGCAGTACCACATCAGTTGAAATTCGTAGAGGCTCTTCTTAACCTCACGAGCCTGTTCTAGGGTCTCCCTCTCGATAAGGTACTCCAGATCATTGATCTGCACCCCTTTCCTCTGTTGAATGTACCACTCCAGTGCACTGCTCGGAGTGTTCATTGGACTGAACACCAGCATGTAGGTAACTTTAGGCATCTGCTCCTACTCCCCTTTCAATTGCATCCGGATCTCGTAGATCTCCTCTTCAGAGATCACGACCCCTTCGCACAGCATAGCTGAACTCACCAGTTCAGCTATGGCGTCGGCTATCGATAGGGCTGTTTCGTCTTCCCATCCGAACCGTTGTGCCACTCCGAAGCGTGCCTGCTCCATCAGCCGAATGGCTTCCAGAACCGCTTCCTTCTGGCGTGCTGGTGACTGATCGTCGCTTGGCTTCACATAGAGCTCGTCGTTCTGCTCGCTCATCGTTCATGTTGCTCCTGTCGTATATAGATGAAGCGCCTTTCGCTCTATCTATATAATTATATAACAAATCTCAAGGCCCGACAAACTCTTTGGCCCTAAGTATTTTTTACCTCCCCTACTGGATCCCATGAATGTCCTGGTACGCTGAGATTGCATAGTCGCGCAACTCCAGAGGATCCAGTAAGTCGAGATCACCATCATACCATTCACACGCGATGAGATACTGGTACATAAGACGTTGAGTCTCTTCGTCGTAGGGATCCATCGTTCCATTGTTGAACTGGTCGTATGCGACCTCCATCGCCCCTTCGACGAATTGGTTCAGGGCATCCCACATCTGCTGCTCGTCGAAGTATCCACCAGGGATCATGAACATCCTGCCCACGACTTCGTGCATCTCCTCAGGCGTTGGAACCAAATGGAATCCGAACTCCTTCTCTCCCATGAAGTTGATGCCCAAACTGAGTACAGGTTGATCAGTCACTTCGTCATCCATCTTCCGGTAGAAATTGTGCACGAAGTAAGAATCTACGAACAACGCCTGAATTGGCTTCACATCTTCCATGACTTCCCATCCTTTCAGGGGGCAGAGGGAACCCGCATCTCGACGTACGGGCTCCCTTGATTGCTCTACTGGCTGAACTCCCAATCTTCCTTGAACTGCTCTCGTCCTGTGATCCCCATGATCACCTCTCGTAGGTATCGCGCCCCGATCTGTTGGATCCAGAAGCATGCACTCTCGCGAGCTTCCTTCTCATCTGTCATGTTGTCTTCTTCTTCGTCGAAGACTTCCTTCATAGACTGGACGATGTCGAGATCCCATCCCTCTAACTCATTGGGGTACCTGACTTGTGCCAGCTCCCGTGCATCCTTGTAGATCTCGGCGATCCTGGTATCTTCGAGTTCCTCCAGTTCGAAGAGAATCACTTGGTACAGGTGATCCTGAATTTGATCGGCTGTGGCGTCTGTGTAGAAGTGGTGAGGACTCGGGATGTTAGCCTCTCTCGAAGCAAAGTCCAGCGTCTGCTCGTGCGCCAGCGGTTGAACCCTCAACGCGGCCTGAAGAAATGTGTAGATCAAAGTTCCCGGTGTTGTGCTCATAACGGTTCTCGTTCTTCCTGTTGTGTGGGGAGCCTAGATCTCTCCAGGCTCCCTTGATGCCTTGCTCTACTTGTTGCGCAGAGCGTTGATCTCTTTCATGAGCTCTTCTGTTTCCAGAACTCCGTAGGTATCCGGATCGGTCCTGAAGCAGAAGGGATCTTCTTCGTGGGAGTTGATCATCTCAACGAAGATAGCTTCCCGCTCATCGGAAGTCAGATCTTCACTAAGAATGATCTCTAGTTCTCCCTTCTCGCTGATGTAGTACGTTCCCACTTTACGGCCACCCATCTTGATGGCTCCCATTGTCAGGTCGTGGAATGTCACTCGCATCCAATTACTCCTTGCTCTCAGAGGCCACCTTATCGAAGACGCCCTTGCGCTTCAGTGTGTTGTAGACCATCTGATACTTGACGTCCCAGCCATAGAGCTCCTTGAGCTTCTTGGGGATCTCGTTAACTGGGATGTCTTCGTTCCACAGCTCCATGATCGCCGAGCTCTTGCTTTTCTCACCGTCAGGAGTCGCTTTGTTGATCGTGGCTCCTTTCGCCTTCAACGTAGAGTAGACTGCCTGATATGAGGTTCCTGTCGCTTCGGCAATCTGGGCGACTGTCTTCCCCTCGGCATTGAGCTCCAGGTATCGTGAGGTGTTCGTTACGCCCTCGGCGTTTCGTGCTGCTCGCTCGGACAGATTGGACCTTCTCATCGTTCTTCTCTTCTTTCCAGGCTTCATGAGCCTTATGCTAGAGAGCATTTGTGCTCTCTATATAATTATATTTCAGATCTCTTCGCCCAACTAACTCTTTGGCCCTTATTTATTTTTATTTCTTTATCAGGGCCTCCGAGCTTGTAAACTACCCCTTCTTGTAGAGCATCTCTGCCTGCTGAACTACTTCCTCTTCCGAGAGGCTATCCAGATGACGCGTCCATCCCACCTTGGAGATGATGTACTGCTTCGCCCATGCGCTCAGATGTTTCACCTGGATCTGGTTCCCGTAGACATCTTTGACCCTCCCGACATGAATGGCGATCGGCTCTGCTGCCCATCCGTTCATTTCAGACAGGATGTAGGATGGATCCTGGCAGCCTCCAGGGACCATCAGCATGGCGCTGCAGATATCCTCCAGCTCCTGATCGTTGAGAGGGGCATACCAGTCGTAGTAGCAGTCGCCTGATGCGCAGAGGGTTATTGTCAGGAGTTCTTCTCGGCCGCTCGCTGGTTCCTCTCCTTCATAAGCCTTCCAGAACGTAAAGCTACTGCGGGCATCGAATCCTACTGAGTTCATCTTATTCTCATCCTTCCTGTTGTCATTGGGATGCGTTGCGACTACATCGCTTCATTGCTTCTTTACTTAGGGCTCTTAATTAACTCGCGCGACTACCAGGTTTCGTAGTTGTCCATGTTGCGCTTATCTCCCAAAGCGTGCGCGAGGATCCACTTCGCGACACTGCAATGTGTATGGGAGATCCGATCCTTCTCGTCCGCACCTTCCTCTTCGGGAGCATCTTCCTCCTCTGCTCGTTTACGCGCCCACGTCTCGATTGTCCAGATATTCACCTCTCTCGGTTCGCTCATGTACCACAGCGCAGCCAGATGGTACGCGATTGATGTGGCCTCGTAGTCACTCTCAGGACCTTCAACTCCGACGTCGCTCGACATCGTCATGTATGTGTCCGCCTGCTGAAGTTCGACGTAGTCTTCTGTGAACCCATTAGCGACTGGATCGATCGAACGTGCTGTGTTGACCATCTCTTCGAAGGTTTCTGGTGCTTTCATGTTACTTACCTTTCAGGAATTCGGAGGAGATCTGGATCCCCTCGAAGTTATTCGCCACGAGCCTCAGATCGTGTTTGTACTCATCCATGATCTTGACCAACTCGTTGTCCTCTCCGAACTGTCGGACTAGGATGTCTCGCGCGTTCTGGAGCCTACACAGTACTTCCATTACTGCGTTCTCGTCACTCACCTCCTCCTTGGTGACCGTTACTTCTCGACCCTTTCGAAGTTCTTCCTGCTCGAGGTACTCTGCCTCCTCCTTGTTATCGGTGTTCGTGGTCTTTGACAACCAATCCACCTTCTCGTGAGGTCGTGGTTTCGCTGTTACGCTGTAGATGTAGTTCATGTGTTCCTCTAGGCTCCTGTAGTAATATAAAAGTTTTTTGTTCCTTTTATATAATAAATTATACTACAGATCAAAGAGCTCAACTAACTCTTTGGTACGTTAAAATTTTTTAACACAACAGCTCGCCAAATCTCTGGCTCTTGCTCCCGGTTTTTCGCGCAGAACCAATCTCATCAGACATCACTGGAGATAGCTTGCGGGGCTTCCGTACAAGGAATGGGAAGCTACTTCATAGAGGTGGATTAGGAAGGCTAGGCTCGTCCACATTGACTGGGAAGCCTAATCCCCATTTTGCTATGAGGGCAGGTATGCCGGAACTCCGAGAGGGTACGAAGGTACGGATCTTCCCTATAGCGCTAATAGAAATCGTTACTAATACTATTAAGGCTCGCTAGAGGGGCTGGGCTGATGGCTATAGAGAACCGTTATTGTTAGTGGAGGCCCTTTAGCTACAGCAACACACACCGAAGATCACTTTGCGCCTGCCGGAGATACTGTAGGTTTGGTGTGCCTAGAAGTACGGATATCACCCTTGGGAGGGGAGAAACAGACCGACCGCGGCCTCAAAGGCGCCATTGCGTTCTATACGTACCCCACCCGCCTCACTTCCGCTAGTGGTGGGCTCCTCTACTGAAAGGGCGGCCCGAAAGCCCTCTGGCCCCTTCGCCCTCTAGGCTGCCGGCGCCAATTCCCGATTTACCCGCGCGCCTAAGCGCCCGTGGTCGCCGGAAAGGCCGATTTACCCGTGGACGCAGTGGGTGGTAAGCTCATGGCGTCTGAGGGTGGGGCCCTGAATCCGTTGAAAATCTGAAAATAGGGGCCTGGCAACATTTGGCGGCCTCTCCGGATTGCCTGAGGAGAGGCTGAAGTGGAGATATGGAGTTCTGATGGAGTTTTGACTCCCTGGAGTTAGAGAGGCGTCGACACCTCCTATTGTAGCGTGGCGTCACATCTCCAGCCGCGCACCCGGCCGCGAATAACACGGCTTTTATCCGTGACCTGAAATCCGCGAAGCGATTCCCGCGTGAGCGACCTTGTTCGGACTACTCCACAGGAGACCTTGTTTGGAGGGGGTGGGGGATGATGGGGGTTGGGGGCAACTGGGGGAGGGGGAAAATACCCGCGGAGCGATAACGTGCGAAGCACACCAATGCACGAAGTGCAGCCGTCGGCACGACATGGAGCACGGCGCAGCGAAACGAAGTGGAGAGTGTCTGCGAAGCCGAATAACGGGGCGATGCGAACCCCGACAAAAATCCGCGAAGCGAAAATCGATAACCGCGTAGCGACAGCAGCCGATCAAATAACGCCGAAGGCGACATACAGGAACGAAGTGACTGCCACCAGGCCCGCGGAGCGAAAAACCTACAGCCTATCACCCTCTACAGCGTGGTAGCCGACAAAAATGTAAGCAGACCGACAATGTCAGCCTACCTACATTCTATCACACCCTACCTTTCATCCTCCCTTCCATTTATCAAACCTCTTACCCCTCTCACCAATCCACCACACTTTCACCTTTACCACTTTCTTAACCACCACTTCACTTCCCCACCACTTCACACTCTTAATCTTCACACTCATACTATCCTAACCTTTCTCCCACCCACCACCCATAAACACTACCTACCTTACAAACCAACCCTCACCTCTATCCTATTTCTCCTTTCTCTTAATCTCCCCTATCCTCACCAAATTATTATACACCATATTATAACTCACCTCTAACCCTCTCTTATTCATCTCATCCCTTATCTCACTAATACTCATATCCTTATCCCACAACTCCTTCATCACACTCACCTTACTAACACCCTTTACCACCTTACCATCCACCAACTCACTTTTTCTCACACTCATCTCATATCTCCTTAACTTCAACACTACCCTACACTCATATAATACCACAACCTATACACCTATACAACCTTTTCAAATAAAAACTTCCCTAATTCTTTTCTTCATATTTCCAAATGCCATTCTGCAATACACCCGACTACTAACAATCCCATACACCTAACACTCCACCTCATACTAACCTCTCCGCATATCATACCCTCTCCACCGCATACTACCTCTTCACACTCTATCCTCTGCATATCATACTCTACCTACCGCATACTACCTCTACATAATCTCTACAATAACTCAACATCTCTTCTCCCCATAATCTCTACAATATCTCAACATCCTATCGCCAACTCTCAACATTCACGCAACATAATACCTAAAATCACTCTATATTATTATTTGACGTGACACAACTGATGAACAGAAGTTATGTAGACGGCGAATAATAATATACGAGCTGATTTTACGGTATTAACTGAGGGTGGGAGAGACTGTACCCGGC